CTGGACTGTAGAAAATATGTTAAAAGAAGAGCTTAATAAATTACGTAGAGAACTACATCCTGATATGCAAACTGAAGTTAAAACTGAAGAAACATCGGCTGAAGCTACAGATGTAACTATTTGCAGAACGATGAATGATGTAATAGAAAAAATGAATAAGCTCATTGCAACTGTAGAAAAATTAGAAGAAAAAATGTTAAATAAATAGGAGGTAAAGAATATGAATTTGATTGTATTTAATTTAGACACGACGGCAGACATAGATGTAGATAGGTCAGTAATATATGTATTAAGAGAGTTTGTAAAGTATAATATAGAGTCTGAACTAAAGATAAAGGTTCTGTATTCAAACCATGCATTAGAGATGCACGAAAATGATTTCTCAAAAATAACAGCCAGTGATTACGATATGATTAGGAGACAGATGGAAAACGTATCTGTAGGACTGTTCTTATCAGGATGCATAAATAATGTGGCAGTTGCACATGTATATTATAATCCTTGTGAAAAGAAAGGAGTCATAAGACTAATTAAAAATAGAGGAAGTAATCACGAATTGCTCCAAACTATAGCTGAAATAGACGAATCTTCTGATGATGTTAAAAGACAGCATTTCTTTGGTACTATAAAGAATATGTGTGGATTGTCAGAGGACATATATGAAGAAGTAAATGGATATTTGAAAGAACTTAGAAGTGAAGTCAAAGAAAAGATTTCTAAAATGTCTGTTGAAGATAGATTGGAAGCTTTAGAAGAAGCTGTTCTTTCACTTGGTGAAAAATTTGTAAATATGGCTACAACTATAGACTTAATATTAAAGGGGGAATAAATTATGTTAAGAGCGTATTTAAGAGTAAAAGTATGTGATGAAATGGGACCTGTTGATGAATATAGTAAAGGACTATTCAAATTAGTTACAAATAAGTTTATAGTAGCAAATGCAGCAAATATAAGAAATCAAAGAGGTAATAATGAAAATCCGTATGATGGAGCTTATGAAACATGGTTTAATATTCATAATATGGATAAAGCATATGAAAAATGTGTTTATGATTTTAATAAATACATTGAAACATACGCTGAATTATTTAAACATGAAGAAGAATTATTACCAGTTGGATTTAACTATAGTATATCTGTAGAATGTATTTTGTTTGACCATGATACAAAAGTAGGTTCATATAGCACACTTTATACATCACTTTTAACACCAGGTATTAAACAAGAGATTAATAATATATCAGATGATAGTAGTTTATTCAAAAGAAAGGAATGGCTTAAAGTTGCTATCATTGATTTACCACAAGAATCAATGATAAAACAAGATATACAGGACTTTTTAGATATTTGGGATAGAGATGACAGAGATGAAGTTGTAGATAATTAATATAATTTTTAAAAATTTAAGGAGGATTGCTTATGTACAAAGGACATGTAATATTTAAATTAGGAGTTGATTGCGAAGTCGCTCCAGACCAATTAAGAACTTTAACAAATTTTATGCACAATTATATTTCTAAATATCATCAAGCTAATATTATAAACACAAATGATGTAGCATTTACGTTGGATGATGACACTATATACTGTATAGATAGCTTTAGAGAGATAGCTGAAGATTTGATTGTAGCAGCATATAAGTCAGTTTATGATGGTAAAATAATAACACACGGGTCTGCTGTTATAGTGTTATGGGACCCTGATAATAAAGTTGGATATCGTAGAAGCATAGAAGTGACTGGGTCATATGAAAATGACTTATTGGACATAACACGTTCATATAGCGATATTACAGAATATAATACTCCAGAAGAGAAATTAGAATATTTAAAAAGAATAAATGGTAATCATATATTTAAAGGAACTCTTGATGAATACAAAGGATACATTTCAGAAATAGAAGCAGAAATTAGTGAAGAATCTATTGACAACATTAGCATTAATAATAGTAATATGATAAACATAATCAAAATAATGAATGCCAGACTAGCGTCTGTAGAAAATGCTTTAGAAGAATTAAAAAATTATATAAAGAAATAGGAGTTGAATAATAATGGCAAAAGACATAAAAGACATAGTATATGCAGGATTTGCTCAAATGGGATACCTGAACTGGATGCGTATCCCAGAAGGGACTAACGTGATGGACGCGTTATTCAATGAAGAATTTTTCAATAAAATACCTGAGGACAACAATGTCAAAACTAGATGTCTGTTTGCATGCTACACTGAGGATGGGGACTATCAAGTCCCTATCTGGGGTAGTGAATTTGAGAAGTGGGAGCTTTTCTATGCTGCAAATGACTTGAAACTTATGAGTGATTTATTTGGTTCAGGACTAATTAAATCAAGAGTCAGCGACATAGGATTGAATCTAGAAGATTACAAAAAGTCAAATGGCTTTTACGCTTCTGCTTTTTTAAATAAAGAAACAGAGCAAATCATCATAGTTTACAGAGGAACGGACGATATAGCAGATAAATTGACAGACATTGATATTTGCTTATTCAATAAATATAATCCTCAACTGGTTAATACATATTGGTTTCTACGTCATGTACAGTGGAAACTTAAAGAGGCTAAAATGGCACAAGCTAAGATATATTTTACAGGACATAGTTTAGGAGGAGCACTTGCACAATTTGCTCATATCATAACTAATAATAATGTAAATAGAACTTGTACGTTTAATGCTTTAGGAATAGGAGTATTCTTTATAAATCATTTTGATACACCAGGACTTATAAATAATCTTACTTTAGATATTTGTAAGAATACTTCTGTTAAATATGGACCAGAACTTATAACATTTATAAATGATATTTGGAAATCTGGAGTAGTGTTAACAGACACTTGGGAAGTGTATGATAAAGTATATAACTATTTATTGAGTTCTAATGTAAGAAATGCCTCTAGATTATTTAAACTGGATGTAGGACTTAATATAAGCTTTGGATTTAACCACATAGATTATGATGAGAAAGCTACAGTAAAAGATAAATTAGATGTAGAAAAAATAAAGTTAGCTACTATGGAGCTTGTGGGAATGCTTAAAGCTATAGCATTATTTAAAAGAGGCTTTACGCATAGTAGAAACATCAGAGATTATAATATCATTAACTATGTCTTCCCTGATGATTGGACTGTAAATTTACAAACAAGAATAGGAAAGATTATAGATGTTACAAAAGAAAAAGATTATCATATGATTGAAAAGATTGATGACGGAGCTCTTAGAGTTGTATTACAGACATTTAAGAGATTTGGATTTAGTAAACATAGTGTAGGAAATTTCTTGATGTATATAACTAATAATGGATACATAATTCCAGGTAAAATACGTAGTGCTATAATAGAAATAATGCTTAAAGAATTATGTACTTTCTGTATTGAAAATAAAGGCTTTGACGAATATATTATTAAGAAAGTCTCTACAAACGAATACAGAGTCAATACAATAGAGTATTTCACACCAGATAGATTACTACGTCATGGAAGTGCAGCTTTAAGAAATCTTACACACAAACAGCTTATAATAGATGCTATAAGCAAATATAACCATAGAACTATAGGAGATAATAAGATAGTCTATGGAGAATATAATAACATGTATTTAAACGGAATTATAGGTGGTTCCGCAATAGTTTTAGAAGATTAATAAACAGGAGGAAAGAGAATGAACGTTAGAGAATTATTTACACTGAATAATGTAGCACTTATTGGAGTTGCTACATATCTATTATCAACTATAAGAAATTGGTTTTTCGCACTATTTGTATTTGTAAAGAGAAGATATATTATGGGTGTATCTGTATCTGGAGCGTATATGGAAACTAAGGTTAAAGAATGGTTGATAAATAACTGTTATAGCGAAGGTAGTAGAAAGCTTTTAACTAATAATAATATGTACCTATATAATGAGTTTAATAAGTCTCTTATGTGGGGAAGTTATTTAATCAGAGTCAGAAGATTTTGCTGGGCATATGTTTATAGTTTCCAAATAAAAGATTCTTTTAGTGGAGATGGAGTAAAGAATATGCTTGGGGTAGATTTCTATGGTTTAGGAAGAACAGCACTTGTAGAGTCAGTTAAGTCTTCTTTTGAGCTTAAAAGAGATGATGATGATATGATTAGACTTGTTAGTAAATTATCTGGAGCCGTATTCAACCAATTCACTACAAAAGAGCCAAGAACAAATAAAAAGATATTTGGTGAGTTTGTAGATAAAGTAGACGATGCTGTAGATAACTTTATAAATAATAAAGACATCTATGAGAAATTTGGAAGAAAGTATAAAACAGCTATACTTTTATATGGACCTCCAGGAACTGGTAAAACTTCTATCGTAAAACACGTGGCAGAAAGTCTTAACTTAGAAACTATATATTTCTTAGAGGGATTATTATCGGAAGGAAATTCCCCTGCTGTCATAGCTGGTAGCATAAATGATGACAGTGTTGGAAATACAGATAAAAATGGTAAACCATGTCCTGCATTATGCGTAATAGAAGATATAGATAAATCTATATTAGGAGTAGGAGATGGAGATGAAAAAGAGAAGAATAGACAAGTGGCTCAAAAAGGACGTACTGTTGACAAGCTTATGCAATTCTTAGATAGTAACATAAGTCCAAATAATATCATATTAATCATCACTACAAATAATATAGAGTTACTTCCAGAACCTCTTATAAGAAGTGGACGTATAGACCATAAAATATATGTAGGTCCGCTTACAAGAGATAATGCAGAAGAAATGTGTGAACATTATGGTGTAAATAAAGAGGAAATATTAGGAGATGCAAACGAATTCAATCCCGCTGATCTTGAAAATAAAATATTTACTAAGATAATGGGGGAACGTAATGAAAGGGTACAGAATTAATATATTTGACATATGCATATTATTATTTGCAGTAGTAGTATGCTATGTCTATGCTAGAAGACAATTTGAAATACAAGAACTTATATTGATAGAACAAAGAGCGAAGATAGAACTTTTATCTAATATCAATATAAGTAATTATAGTTTAGAAGAAATAAATGCTATCGTGGAGGATTTATCTAATTCGGATAAACTCCACGATATTAAAATTGACTGGAGTAAATCTTACGTATTGGTGCCGAATGAAACACCAGATGCTGAATTACGTAAGACTGTAACTTATTATCCAAATGCTAGATTTATAATTTTGGATGATGAGGAAGAGGATAAATATGAAAAAGAGTTTGGTGCTAGAATAAAACAATGGAGGTAAAGATGAAATTAAAACATGGTAATATTTGTGTGAGTTTTAATGTTGACTGTTGTAAGGCTAATATGAGTAACTACTTGAATACTAATCTGCAATATAAATCGGCAGATGAAGCTACTATTATAGATGAAAATCTAGATGCAGTTGTGGAGGAGTTTGGAAAAAATCTCAGCTTAAATAACATAGCTGACTACTTAACATATATTAGAGCTGGAGTTTTATGTGAGCTAGTTCCTGAGTTACCAGGATTTCTGGTAAACTATGCTAACCAAGCTTTGAATGCTGCAAACCAAATAGATATAGAAAAGTATGATACTACTACTAGAGTTACTAGTGTATATCATATTCGTATCCGTGATGGTAAAGTAGCTATGAAATAAATTATTTAGAGACCTGTTTATACGGGTCTCTTTCTTTTTTTTACCAATTTTTTTATAAAACCAATAATTATATATATTTAAGTGTATTTAATATTTATATTATATTTTAATTTTATAGGAGGAAAGAAATATGAAAAAAGAAAACATTGTATTATCAACTAGTTACAATTTAAGTAAAGGTTGGTTAGAATTTGAATTTGTGATTTATTTAAACAGAGGTGATTTAAGAATTTATAATACTACAATAAAACCAAAGATAACAGATGTAACACAACTTATATCAGACATAAAAGCTCACATCGAAGACTGTCCTTACATAGAAGATATCAACTCATTCATGGATAGAAGTAACATTATATTGAGAAGCATCTTTGATGAATTCAAGGAATATGATAGTTCAGATGTTTATACAAAGAGTCTTGCTCCATTCAACACAATAAGAGAATTTGATATACAAGGAGGTAATGAATAATGGCTGACAAAGTATTAGGAGTTATGGACGATAAAGGTACTAAAATAGTATTAGCATATAAAGGACATCTTGGTAAATTAGTAGTTATACAAATAGAACCAGATGCAGAAACTTATGAAGATGGTTCTTCTGATGCTAGAGTAATAGCAGAAGTATATATAAGTGTACATGAGGAATCACCTATGCATTTCTATATAGACTATACTATAGTTGCTGGTCCAACTGAAGTCGGCAATGAAGAACTGATGAAACAGAGAAAAGATAGGGTAACTGTCATTCTTCATAATTATGAAGAAGAAATTTTGGATTTTATAGAAAGTGAAGATTATTTAAAATACTAGGAGGGATAAATATGGGAACAATAAATGAAAATAATATTTTATGTATATTTACTATGCCAGGTGTTGATAAAGATTCTGATATAATATTATGGCGTGATGATGAGGGAGATGGTGAAGATACAAATGGTTACATCATAATAACTGAGGCTATACCTACTGGTAGAAAAGATGAAGATGGTAAAAACATCTATAATGCTAGCAGATTAGCTAGACTTAGAGTAGTGGAAAATGATGGAGAATATAGTGTAGACTACAACTTGGCTATAGAAAGCGACCCTGATACAGAAGAATATAAAGCATTAAACGCAAAAGTTATAGGCATACTTGATGCATGCCAAGCGGAATTGTTTGAGGATTATCTAACTAGATTAGAAGCATAATTATTGAGAGCTCTTCGGAGCTCTTTATTTTTTAAGGAGGAGATTATGGACAACTTTATAACACCAAAACTAGATATAATAGCAAAAGCTAAAAACAAAGGTAGAAAGATATTATTAGCTCTTAATGAGTATAATAATGATATCGAGATATACTTACTAAATCCAGTAAAGGACGAAGATGGTATTAACGGATACGAAGGAGGAGTTATAGCCACTATAGAAGTAATACCTTTTGAAAAAGAAAAGTTTAAAATAAGATATAAAGCTGAATTAGCTTTGAATGAGAAGATATCTGATGATAGTGCTCAGGAAAAGTTTAATATAGCGTATACTATGGTTAAAAAATATAAAAATGAATTAATAGAGTATTATGTTAAAAATTTAGCACAATATAGAATATAATAGGAGGTACAATATGAGCATAACACCAATAAGAGGAGACCATTTTAAAATTATTATAATTGGTAATATATTCCCTAAAAAGAATGAGATTAATGCCAGTATTAAATTTGAATACTGGGATGAAGAAAATAATGTTACGTTGACTGAGAATGTAATATATATGAGTAGTTCTATAAAGGAAAGAACAGATAAAGCTATAGAGAATATTACTACTGTAGTAGAGTCAAGTTCTCTTGTAGATGAAACTGGGAAAAATCCGTCTACATTTATAAATGATACGTTGAATAATTTGTATGATAAGGCAGTAGAGCTTAGAGACGATTTTATAGATGGAGAAGACTACACAGAACATAGTATGATTACTATAACAGTTAATACAGAAAAACTTGAAGATAGGGGGTTATTAGATGAGTAGTAAAGATTATACACAATATACAGCAAAGGATATAGAACTTTTAGAGGGTCTTGATGGAATGAGAGAAAGACCGTCTATGTATATAGGAAATAATGGAGCCGAAGGGCTCCATCAATGCTTAGTAGAGTCTCTTACAAATAGTATCGACGAAGCTATAGCAGGCTTTGGAGATACTATCTATATATCTATTATAGATAATGGAGATACGGATATTTTTTGTATAAGAGACCACGGAAGAGGTATACCAGTAGATATGCACCCTATTCATAATAGACCAGTACTAGAAATACTTTGTACAGATATGCATGCTGGAGGAAAGCTTACAGCAGAATCTAACTATAAGATATCTGGAGGAAACTATGGTATAGGACTTAAAGTATTAAATGCATTATCAGAGAGACTTCATATAGAATCTTGGAAAGATGGATATCATTATGAGCAAGACTTTAGTAAAGGACATAAGCTTAATGATATTAAGAAACTTGAAAAGACTAAAGAAACAGGAACTCTTATGTCTTGGGAGCCAGATAAAACTATATTTGAAGTTACTAAATTTAATAAAAGTAAAGTCAAAGCAGCTCTTAGAGATAACGCATACTTAAATCCAGGAGTCAAATTTGTATTTAAATACTATAATGATAAAGAAGATGTCTATTATAGTCAAGCTGGAATTGTAGATATGCTTAATGAAATGGTAGATAAGAAAGATACTATACTGAGCAAACCTATATATTTTGCAGAGAAAGAGGATAAACAGGAATTAGAAGTAGTTCTTACGTATACCAATGGACATGAATTATTACGTTCATATGCCAATAAAGTAAAGATGGTAGATGATGGAACACATGTTACAGGCTTTAGGAGTGGTTTTACAAAGGCAGTAAACGTATATGCTAGGGAAGCTAAGCTATTAAAAGATAAAGACGAAAACATCACTGGTAATGAGTTAAGAGATGGTTTAGTAGCCATAGTTTCAGTAATGATATCTGCTCCACAATATGAAAACCAAACTAAAACAAAGCTTGCAAACACTTCTTTAATAAATTGGGTAGGAAGCGTAGTGTATAATAATATGTTGGAATATCTTAGAAAGTATCCAAGTCAAGCATCAGCTATAGTAAAGAAAGCATTATCTTATAGAAAGCTTAGAGAAATTATAGCTAAAACTAAAGAGACTATGATGGGGACTAAAGAAGTTAAAAAGTTTGGAGCATTATCTGGAAAGCTTAGTAACTGTAGTAGTAAGAAACCAGAAGAATGTGAGCTATTTTTGTTAGAAGGTAGAAGACTTGCCTTCTTAAAATCTCTCTAACTGCGGGAAGTTACCGTTATAAAGAAATAACTACTACTTATAGATAGAAATATACTATAAAACTGTGACCGTAATAGTGGTAAACAGCATAGTGAAAACGTTATTTCAAGGTATGATCGACGCAACGAAGCTTCATAATTCATATGAAAATGAGGTGTGTTCAGAGACTAGGGTGTTATAATCAGTATTTAAAAAAGTGGTTATAGCATATGTAGGGCCGGAAGCGATTGCCGGTAAGGTTATAAACGCCAACCTAATTAAACCGAAACGGGAGAAGAAAAGATATAGTCCACACCGCTTACATATTGGGCCGATGTAAGCGTAGCATGTATGCTAAACAGAAGTCGCGTTCTGTTTGAATTGAAGTCGGCATTGGCCACAGTAAAGAGTGCCAGAGACCCAAGAACACAAGCTATATTCACATTAAGAGGAAAAGTGTTAAATACAGAGAATCTTAATATGGAAGAAATATTAAAGAACTTAGAGTTCAGAGAACTTATTCAATGTCTTGAAACAGGATTTGGAGAAGATTTTGATATAAGAAGACTTAGATACAAAAAGATAGTAATAGCTACGGATGCTAAATAATTGGTATCATTAAACCTATCTAATTGCGTGAAGTAACGTTAAGCGTATAATACTAACTTATAGCAGTGATGTATATAAGGGCTATTATAAAAGGTAATAGATATAGTAAAAAGTTATACGTTTGTTTAATACGCAGCGAAGTATGTGACTAAAAACGTATGAATAATTATGGAGGTGATGTCTATGGGTTAGTTGGTAAAACTATGTTTAACACACTTGGACAGCCTTATTATGTAGACATAAGGGTGTCTAAAACTAAATATATAGTAGAATTTAAAAATATAGGAACTAGAGTGTTAACAGATAAATCGTGTATATCAACTGGTCGTATAAAAGATCAGTACGCTCCATTAGTGTGTGGAATAGGGTATAAAGGCGATGGGCCTGTTGATGATAGTATATATGACATCTGGTTTAATATCCTAAAGAGGGTTACTGGGAAATACGATAAACCCATAAGCGACAAATACTACACGGATGTAAGTATAGATGACGAATGGTTGAATTTTCAGAATTTTCAACGATGGTTTATAGAAAATAATTACCAAAGATATTTACATGTAGTTGATAAGGACTTATCAGGATGTAGAATATATGGACCTAAGACGTCATATGCTATTCCGTATTTTATAAATACTGCTATAGTATATAATAAAGAAAATAATAAAAAAGTATTATTCGGTATAGCATCGCATGGTAATGGATATTATAGTGAGTTAACCACTATTGTAAGAGAGTATAAAGTGTTTCATAAAGATAGCATTAAAGCATTTTTCTGTTATGTATATATGAAAGAATATTATATTAAAGTATTAGCTAATCAATGTTTACTCAAAGGACTTATTACAGTGAGAGCATATGATGCTTTATATAAATATGAAGTAAAAATACCAGATACTATTAAAAAACCTGATGATATAGACGAATATATAAATAGCTTATACAGCACAAATCATACGTTTAAAATATTTATAAAAGATATGAATGAACTTGTATCAAATAAAATAGATCACATATATGCTCAGAGACTATCGAAAGCTAATCAGAAATGATGAAAGTAAGTTCAGTTGAAATACTGAATGAGGTGAGTAGAGTAGAGCCTTGTTAAAGGTTGGTATTCAGATGATAATAGTCTGATGTAATAAACAGTCATTATATCCATATGATTCCATTAAATCGAAACGATAGGGTGCTCTAATTAATTAGAGAGAAGATATAGTCCGATAGCAGGATATCACCAATAAGGTGTGCTACTGGATTTCGACGGCTCTTACATCCGTCTAGGACTGCTTACATTCTTTGCAAGACATCTACCAGAGATAATAAAGCAAGGACATCTTTATTTTGCGGCAGCTCCTTTATTTAAAATTGTAACGAAAAATCAAACCATATATTGTAGGAATAAGAAAATCTTAGATGAAACATTGCCTAAGATAAAAGGAGAATATATGATTAAACGTTTTAAAGGACTTGGGGAAATGGATGCCATAGACTTTAAAAATCATGTAATGAGTCCTAACTCTGGGGCGTTGATTCAAATAGTTCCTAAAGATTTTGAAAGACTAACTGAAATAATAGGAAAACTACAAGGTAAGTCATCCGAACCTAGAAAGATATTTATTGAGAAAGGAGAGATATAATGACACTTAGTTATAAGTTATATTTGTGTACTATGTATGTATTATCATGTACTGTTATATTAATGTTACTTGCTATAATTATGAATTGGATGGATAGAAAGCGTGTAGCTGAAAAGAAGAATCCACGTATAAGACTATTATGGGCACGTAGATGGAAAAGACTAGATAGAATAGCTACACTTATTATAATATTATCTGTGTTTTGGCCAGTAGTATACGGATTTAATGCTATAGTGACCAAGATGTGTAATAAAGTGATGGAGGTGATTATGGGTGAGTAAAAAGAATGAAAAGTACTTTGAAGATAAATTTGAAGAAGAGTACAGAGAGTTTGCAGAGAATTCTTTTAAAGCTGGATATATAGAAGCGGAAGAATTAGCTAAGATGGACTATCTTGAATACGCAGATGGAACTTTGAGAGATAGAGCGATACCTTGCGTATTTGATAACTGCAAACCTGTACAAAGAAGAATATTATATTCAATGTACGATTTAAAGATATTTAGTGATACGTCTCCTAAGAAATGTGCAAGAATCATTGGAGACGTAATTGGGAGATTCCATGCAGTTGGAGATTCAGGTCCCTTTGGAGCTTTAGTAACTATGGTACGTTCATATGTTAATAATATTCCGTACATAATAGGACAAGGGGGATTTGGTACACAGGATGCTCCCTTTAATGCTGATATGAGATATGTTGAAGCTAAATTAGCACCATATAGTGAAAAGTATCTTCTTAGGGATTTGAAATATAATGCAGTAGAGTTTATTCCAAACTATGATGAAGAAGAAATGGAACCAAAGTTCTTACCAGCAGTATTACCAGATATACTTATAAATGGAAACATAGGGATAGCAACTCCATATATGTGCTGGATACCTCCTCACAATGTAACAGACGTTATCAAGCTTTGTATAAAGTTTATAAAGAACCCAAAGATGAGTATAACGGAAATGATGCATACATTACAAGGTCCAGATTTTCCTACTGGAGGAGTTATATCACAAATGAGTTCAGTATACAGATTTTATCAAACTGGTAAGGGTGCTTGTACTATAACTGGTAAATGGCATAAAGAAGTTGATGATAGTAAGACTTACTTAGTTATAGATGAATTACCGTATATGCGTACTCAAGAAACATTTATGGAGAACTTATCTGTATTAAAAGCTGATAAGGATATTGGGTATCTTATAGCTGGTGTAGAAGACTTGTCTGCTAATGGAGAAATTAAAGTAAGAATTAGAGTATCTACTGGTACAAAGTATGATGAACTTGTGGATATTCTTTTAAAGAAAACTTGTTTACAGTATAGTCAAGTTTTAAATATGATGGTATTACTAGATAATAAAGAATACAAATTATTGAACTTAAAAGAAGTTATGGAATACTTTGTATCTTTCAGAAGTAAATGCTTATATAATAAGTTTAAATATGAATTAGAAAATAACTTAAAAAGATATCATTTATTAGAGGGAGTTGTTATAATCAATAAAGATATGGATAAAGCAATTTCTATAATAAGGAAATCTAATGGTAAAGAAGATAGTATAGTAAAATTAATGAAAGCATTTCCTTTATCTAGAGAGCAAGCTGATTATATAGTAATGATGAGAGTGTACAGATTATCTAATCTAGAAATCAATATAGTTAAAGATGAAATGAAAGGATTAAAAGAAAGAAGAACTTATTTAGAAAAGATAACAACTTCTGATAAGAATAGATATCTTGATGCAGAGATGCTTATAGAATGGGAAGATATATTATCTAGTAAGGATATTAATAAGAAAAGAAGAACAGAAATATCAAAAGGATAAAGGAGGATAATTATGCTCACAAACACTAAGCTAAAAATAATAACATCTATGGTTGACGATAATATCATATCGGTTGATTTATCGGTGTTAGACCATACAGGAGAATCTACTTTCTATAGAAATATTATAAACAAGATTAATAAGAATTCTGAATATACATGGCCTGAACCTAAAGTAGTTAATTATCATAATTTAGAAGAAATTACTAATGTTTTGAAAGATAGGGAATGTGTAGTAGATGGAAATATACTTGGTATAATGGCTGAGAATATATTATCTGTAGTAGAGATGTGTGATGAACATAAAGTTAGTAAAATACTAATCGAACAGATTATTAAATTAAAAAAGATATAAAGGAGAAGTGATGTAGTATGGGTAAATTAAAAGATGGTGAATTAGGAGTATCGTATGATTTAAGTTTTATTAAGTCTACAAGAAAAGTAGAAGTTTATATAAATTTAAATTATAGGTCAGATGATGGTAATTCGTCTATTGATGATGAGTGTGAAATGAATGTTCTTAAATTAAACAAAGACACATTATTAGACAAGTCGTATTCTTTAGGAGAAATGATATTATGTAGAGTAGAGGATAAGATACTAGAATACGTAAAAGAGCATTTAAAAAGAGTGCTATCAAAAATAGATACAGAAAGCAGTGTAGATTCATATAGTCTTAGATATGTAATAAGAGCTAAGGTATTATATGATGGTGATGAATGTATAATAACAGCAGGTGAATAAGGAGGATTTATGCAATTAGTAGTAATAGAAAAAAGAATAGTCGATTATGTAGTTAAGTTGCAAGAAACACAGATTGATTCTGATGAAGTATCTAGTATGTTAGTTTGCGAGTTTATATATAATCCTGAGACTGATAAAATCGAAGTATTAGATAGAAAGAAACCTGATGATATGTATGTGACTGAAGGATTAGCTAGAAAAATCATTCTGCATCCTTTATTCTCAGAAGCTCTTAATAAGATAATATATGATAAGACTAACCAAATATTAGCTACAGGGTTCAATGTAGGTATGTTTGTTGAGGGTCTGTGTTTGGAAGATGCGTTAAATTTTTCACTAAGTCTAGATATAAAAAGAAAATAAGGAGAGGGATATAAAATGGCAACTTACATAGTAGTAGGTGTTGTGTTTGGAATTTCGGCTTGGATGATTATTAGTGCGGTAATGAATAAATCTAAAATAAGTAAGACTGAGTTTATACTCACAACTGGAGCTGGTGTAGTCGCCAGCTCTCTTGTCATTTTATCTAGATTATTATAAGGAGGATTATTATGAAGAAATTATTATTGGGATTAATGTTATGTACATCTATATTGAGTATGGCTGAAACATATGTAAAAAGTTATGATTTATCTACTTCTCTTAGTTGGGATAAGAAGATAAGAACAAATGAAGACATTATAAATAATGCTATCAAAGAAGAATATAATAGATATAAGGCTAAAGCCATCAGTATTAGTATAGCTGGAAGATTTCAGGATACTGTATATATATTATTTGAAAAATAAAGGGGGTTTAATATGTATAATGTAAGTGAACTACTAGAAAAATTAAGACTTGAAACTGATAGAGAGACTATTCAAAATATGGCTATCGAATTAAATGACAGTGTCGCATGTCTTGAAGATTTGAAGAAAGTGTATAACTTTTTTGGATTTGATAGAAAAAACTTAGATAGAGATTATGAAATATATAAGAAATTGAATGATATATATAACTTCTCTAATGGATATCTATTAACAGAATATCAATTTAATCTAATTAGATATCTATACTATAGTGCATATTTTGGTTTAATAATTCCTGTAAAATTAGCTATAGAAAAGGTGTATGATGTGCATGAAAGTGAAGTAGTGGCTAGAATTCCTAATTGGAGAGAAGAACTTGCAACATATGGATGTGACCACATATTTAAATACATAGAAGAATATGTAAATCATATAAATCAATTAGAGGCTCTATATGGTGTAACACAACCTGAAAGAATGGAAAATATGAATAATATTATGAATCTGTATAAAGATAATGAATATGTAGATAGTTATGCTGAAATAGAAAAATCTGTTGATACAACTATAGCTATGAGTGACAAGGTTGCTAACATCAAAGAAATTCAAGAAAAGATATTTAAAGTCTGTGGATACACAAAAGTAGCAGATGCTTATGACGCTACAGATATGTTTGAGAATTGTGATTTCTCAGATGAGGCTATAAATAAAGCTATAGATGCGTTAAAGGAACTTAAAGCGATGTCTGAAGAATATAATAAAACTAATAGTTTAGTATAAAATAAGGAGGAAAATATGAAAGAGTGGAGTGTAGAAGTTTGTAAGAATATTATTAAGAGTTTGGAATTATCTAAAGAATTTGATGATAGTGCTGCACACACATTAAATGAGTTTAAAGTGGCATTGCTTAAGGAACACACTGAAGCTACTAAATATAATGAGCTTAATGCTTTATATGACATACTTGATGTGCAATCTAAATTAGCAGAGTACTTAATCAGAGGTATAGAGAAATTAGCTGAAATATATGATAATGATGTGTATGATAATATGCATCCTAAAACTAGACAAGATATACTTTGGTCTATGCATGAATTAAACTTATTGGCTAAAATACCATTACTATATAAATTGATAGCAGTCGATAAAGCAGAAAAGTGTTTTAGTTTAGTTGATATCGTTCAATATGCTATAGGTATAGAAATAGATGAAGATGTAGTTAAAGCAGTACTACAAGAATCTTATGAAAAATATGGTGCTATAGATTATACAGAGATTCTATATGAAGATGTCATCCCTCCTGTAGTTATGAGTGTGTTAAAATTAGAAAGCAAACTAGATAATATTGAAGAACCTATCTTTGAACTTATTGGAGATTTAGGAAAAGAGATAGCTAATTACATTATAGATATATCTAATAGAAATACTGTAGAAGAATTATTACATGTTGTAGAGATAGAGCATTCGGTATTAGAGTCTCACTTTTTAGAAAACGATGTATTGCCTGGTTCAACATATGATAACATTGTTGATAATCTAGAGGCTGCTATTAAGGAATTTAAGAAGAAAATTATAAAGTAAATAGTTATATATGTTTAAGTGTTTCAAATATATTTTAGGAGGTAAGATTATGAATAATGAATTGAAAAACTATTTTGGAGATGATTACTTTGATGGAAAGAGTATGAGAACTTTAGATGGACAAGGGTCTTTATTACAGTATTATGCTAACTTATATGCTGAGGATAAAGATAAAGATGTATTTATAGCTGGAATGATATTGACAGAAAGATATGTTAAAGAATTGATAAATGACATCAGATTTAAACAAGTTCATTGCGTAGAAGATATGTATAGCAATCTTGATATTGATGCTAGGCTTTTAGATGTTCGTAGAATGCTTGAATATCAAGGAGGACTTATTGGAAACATATATGATTTAGATATAGTAAAACCATTTATTGATTTTATATCAAAATGTGATGATATGTCTAGTGGAAATGCTTTAGAAAAAGGTGCTGTAATAGAAGCTCATATGGTATTACTTGGTCTTATGAAAGGGTTTTTAAACGCAGCATTATCACCTATGGATACTATGAGACTTACTCAACTATTCAATATGCATAATAAGGAATATATAAATAACTTGCACGAACTACAAGTTTGTATACAAAATATTAATACAGTAACTTTTAATGCACGTATGTCTATGCATAATGTTCTACATCAAAATAAAGCAAATGTAAATGTACTTACCAATATTTATAAATTCTATGAAGTATTTATAAAGAAGTATATAGCTAGTGCTTTAAAGAATATGCTTAACTTTGACCACTTTAAAACAGTTACTGCTACAATACCAGTCATTAGTAATAGAAGAGGTGCGTTATGGTCATACCCACGTACAATGGAAGGTGAAGACGTAACTACTGTCAAAGATGTATTATTAGGAGAAGGTATTATAGACGAAGACTTCAATCTATTGATACAACCTTATGATAAGAATGATATAAAAGAAATGAGAGCTATGTTAGATGGTGTAGCAGATTTAGTCAAGGAAAAAACATCTTTAGAAAATCAATACAAAGCTACAGCTAATGAAATAATTAGTAGCATGATAGATGAATTTGAAGATGAAGATGGTTGTGATGTAGATGAAAGAGATGTTTCACGTATATGTTCTAGAGATTTAGATTGTGTTAATATAAATAATATTAAGAAAGCTAAAGAATTAATAGACTCTGCTATAGACACATATGAAAAATATAAAGAACTTTTAAATAAATAGGAGGTAAAGAGTATGATCACTAAGTTAGGTATGCATTATTTAAGTGAATTTAAGAGGACTAATGATATGCAGTTTTTAGTAGCTGCATATGGAGTGTATCTTCAAATGGAAAATGTTACACCAGGAGCAGTAAATTCGATATACAGTAGGCCGGATATATATACGCCTAAATATTATGAATTTTTTGAGGGTGTAGAAAATGCTATTGAAGAATGGAACCCAGGGGCTGTATTTAAATTTAAAGACTTTATATTTATACACAACTTCTTTAAAGATATCGCAGAAGTATCTAATAAGTCTGATGATATGTATAGAGTATTTGATAATGAACTATATGACGAATTAGCAAATATTCTTATGTTTAATAAATTATGTCATATGTTAAATTATTTAATGCTATGTATAGAACACGATACTTATAAGATATGTGACTCTAACTATGCTTGGGGTAGATTTGTTGGAAGAACTATCGCAGAAGCGTATTGTGACGAAGAAGCAGATCCAGATAAATATGATAGATATGGGTTACTTCGTAGTATAAAAAACTATTATATATATGAAACCGAAGATGATACGATAAAGACTGTGTTAAACAGAATGTTATCTAAGTTTCTAGAAGCTTCATCTAAGAATCATCCAGAATTATATAAAAAGCTATTAGAGTTACGTATGATTGAAACTACATATTCTGAAAAAGATGATAAGATTGATGGTGCAAAATATGAAACTAAATCATTTAGGAATGTATTGATAGATTTAGACATCATTGATAAGGATGGTAATGTTAAGATAGTAGTTCCAGAAGACGTGTTTGATACTCTTAAAGCATATATGGAAAATGATAAGCCAAATATAATTCAACTAATAGAAGTTAAAGACAAGTACAGACTGATAGAAGAAGAGTTTCCTGATGTACTATCTAATTGGTTGTATATTGACGGGTATGGTGATAATGCACTAAAATCAGCATATTTACATAATATTGGCTGGACATCTGCTAAGGAAGTTGATAAGATAGAAGCGGTGAAAGAAGTTCTGGATAAAATACTAGATGCTTGTAACTGTTATAATGATATATTGAATAATAGAGGGGGTAAATAATGGCAGCAAATGAAAAAGCAGTTGGATTAGATTTTTATATAGATACTTGGAATAGCAGTAAAGATGATGTTGCAAAAGTGGGGTTGATAGTAGCATTCAATGATATGATAAATACGTTGGATGACTATAGAACTTCTAAAACAGAAGATGAAACAGGAGCTCTTGAACTAGATATCCATAACTATATTAAATGTCTTAAAGAAGCATTTGAGTTTGATATTAATATGGAATATATTGATACAGCTCTTAAATTATTATCTACATTTAATAAATCTATATCTAAGTATACTACGTATGATGATGGATATTCTGTCATTATAAGACCTGTTAGAGACATACTTCATGCTAACTTGGAATATTTTATCAGAATGCTTGGACTTAAGATTCAAACAAGCTATGATATGTTAAAGGTTATTCCAGTTAAAACTAATACAATAGCGGCATCTGAAATATTATTGGAAAGATATCAAGATTTTATAAATTATGCAACTCTAAATACACAACATGATTTAGAAGACTGTGTAATAGATTTAGCTAAATGCACTGTAGCTGAAGTTACAAGAATCATAGGTGAAGATATTGATAGACTTATAGCTGAAGTTACAGAAAAGTATATGAGCGGTGTTTCGGAACGTTATAAGAAGACTTTGGAAACATTTGCTGCTGATACTAAATATTTAGATTATGATAAGGTATTTGACCATCTGGAAGATGCTCTTACAGATTGGTTTGACACTATAGATGTTCATTTTACACAAACAAGTGAGTTTGGACGTACTGCATTGTGTTTCAAAGAACGTCTTACGGACGTATTTGAAGTTATAGTTGAAGAATATGATTATAACTTATTATGGGATATGTCAAGACCTGATTACCCTGATGAAGCGTATCTTGAGGGTATAAAAAGATTACAAGATGCATTGACTGCTCATATTAAAGCTACAGAAGATGTAGTTAAAGATATGAATAAATAGTTGGCTGAGTGGGAGATTTGTTTCTCCCACTTTTATATAAAATAAAAAACTTAGGAGGAATAATATGAAATTTAATTGGGTAGAAACAGAATTAACAGGAAAAGAGTTTGCTATAGCTGATATTACTAATAATGGTAATAAAGAAGGTCAAGTAATAGTTATAAGAAGTGCTAAAGAAGACAGCATTCAAGTAAACGTTAGGCATCACGTTTATTCTTATAACAAAGCAGTAGGACTTCCACATTTATTAGAACATTGTATATTTGGAACAGTGTGGAATGGTAAACCTATGTTTGAAGCTATGTCAGAACTTGCAAACATAGGAATAGACTTAAATGCTGGAACTAGTATTAAAGATATATGTGTGCAAATGGACGTATCTAAATGTATGGATGAAAATAAGTATAAGAATGATGCTGTATATCAAAAGATGGCAGAATCATCTAGATATACTGACATATTTAATAACTTAGCACAAATATGCAAAAACTTATACGTAAATAAAATTAGTGAAGAATACTTCAATAAAGAAAAATCTATTGTAAGTAGCGAACTAGAACAAAGACACCCTGGAGATAAACAAAACATAAAGAAATTTACAGTTCCTTTATGTTTATACGGAGACAAAGTATCAGCTATAGGTTCTAGATGGAATATATTAAATATTCCTTATGAATTTATTAACTATGCTAGAACTAGAGTATTCTCTAAAGAGAATCTTAAAACTATAGAAATCATCATGCCTAATTTCGTTTCATTAGAAGATTTAGAAAACTTATTTTTAAATCCACTATTCGACACTTTAGAATCAAACAGTAAAGAAAGTAGAACTATGACTGTTTCTAAAGAAGTTAAAGAAATCGTTGATGAAAACATGATGATAAGATACGCTCCGTCTAGTAAGTCTTTCCAAATGGAAAGTATTGGGTTTAATAACCACTTCAAAAGAGGACAAGTATTCACACCTAAGTTTAAGAAAGCGTTTAATACTGTTCCAGTTAGAGGAGTTATTATAAACGTTCCTACGACTAAATACGATATCAACAGTATACTTAACGTAGATGATATAGCTTGTCAATTAGCTATCAACTTCATTAATAATGAACTAAACAGATTCTATAGAGAAAAGTATCCGTATAGTTATGGAGTAAGTATGATGACTACAGCTTGGAGACATAAAAAGAACTATGGAGCTAGGTCTTTTATATTAGAACTTAACGATGGTGTAAGCCAAGAGGATTTCTTAAACTCTATAAAAGAATTTAACGACTACGTTACAGGTGACGCAGGTTCATATAATAAGAGATTAACTGAAGCAAGAAGAATACATATTGAGAATTTTAAGAAACAGTGGCATTCATACAATATGAGCGAATTCGCTGGAATGAGAACTGACTTAATAGTTCAAATATTATTCGGTTCTTATGCTGATTCAGCTGAGGAAAAGATTGCTGTATTAAACAGTCTTAAAGCTGAAGATGGAATGTTATTCCCTAAAGTTATAACAGACTCATATAATGAAAGTAAAGTAACTTTAGCTCTTATAGATGAATATGTTAAAAAGATTATTGACGGATGGAAAATCAACATGTTATTCTCTGAAAATGTTATAGAAGATAACGAAGAACTAAAGAAAGAACCTAAGAAAGAATTCAAAAAAGAATTCAAGAAAGAGTTCAAGAAAGATTTTAAATCTGGAGATAAGAAACCTTATAAGAAGAATGATAAACCTTATAAGAAGAAATAATATCAATGCAGTGAGATTTCTCTCACTGCATTATTTTTTTTACGTCATTGTGCGACAATTATAAAATGTAATTTTTTTATAAAGGAGAGGATAGAAATGAATTGTGGAACACCGATTACAGTTAAGTCAATATATGAACTTTCATATTATAAATATTTATCTGGCTTAACTAAACCGTACTATGACCCTAAATTTGTCACTAGTACTATTTTTAATTATGTGCAAACACACGTACATGACGCAAACACTTATTTAGATGAGGTTAAACATTGTATAACCTATGAGCAATTATTTGAAGAATTCTGTAAACATAACTTAGATTTATATGGACGTGAATATGAGGATAACGTTTTTTCTTATGTTAAAAAATATGGAAAGCTTCAAAAAATATTAAAACAAATACCAAATAAACATTATAGAAATCCATATAATTTAAGGCAATGGGTTACTCAATGTAAATATATATGTAAAAAAATAGATATAAAATACAGTGAAACTTTAGAGGCTGCATTATTATGCTATTATATCAGTAGAAATAGTAAATGCGAAATAAGAGATGCATTAAAGTTATTATACGATAATAATATAATAGACGAAGTTAATGAAAGTAGTGTAGTAGAAATTATAAGAGGATTAGATGATGACAACGTAGTTCAACTGTATCATAATATATTAGTATCTTCTATTATACTTCCTCCTGCTACAAATAGAATAGTATTAGACTCATTAAACTGTTATATACATCGTAGATACAAACTTAATAGTACGTATATACCATTCTTATATAAACTATCATCATTTACTTTAGATAAAAACCAAGATAATCCAATATATAAGCAAGTATTTGCAGAAGAACTACAACAAGAGAAGAATATGATTAATAGAGAAAGAGAGAATATGCTCTATAAATCTAGAAATAAATATGGACAAGTATGGCTTTCTGATAAATGTGTATGGAATATGCTTTCTATCAGATTTAATACTTCTGTTATAGATAATAAAAAGAAAGAGCTTGCTAATAGACTTAGAAATGCAAAGAAACTTGCTATGCACTCTGAATTAGGATATATTCCATTAATAGAGTATTTAGTAATATTAGATTTCTTAAAATTAGATAAAGAAAGATTTGATGTTATATTCTCAGAAACAGTACTTACTGTATTATTTAAATACGGATTTAATATCAAAGAAGATGATGTTATGTATTATTTAAGAAAGCTTACTAAATTAGATAAACGTAGTAGAGACTTTAAAGACGACGTAATAGAAGTTATAAGATATAGCGTGTATAATGCTCCTCCTACAAGTATGGATGATATATTAGAATATGGAAATAATTTATTTGATTTAAAGGACATAGCAGCCACATTTATAAATAAAACGAATCCTGTATTTGAATCAAATTTATATAAGACTGCATATACACAAGAATTAAATAGAGCACGTACACATGTGTGGAATGTGTTATTACATGAGAAAGGAGCTGAAGAACGTGTTAGTAGAAAGATTGCTGAGATCAACTCTAGGAAAAAGAATTAAGGAAGCTGGATTAGAAAAAGGATGGTATACTGTATTTATAAGAAGAAAACATCCGTTAAATAGACTTAGAAGCCATATACTATTAGCTATGCCTGTATGTGTAGTTAAAGTAGATAATTATATAAATGCTTATATAGATAATAAAGAAATGACATTACCTGGATGGGAAGAAGAAGTTAATGGAGAAATCATACATCATAAAGGTGTAACTATGAAATGGGATAAATGGACTGATATGTTTATATCTATGAAAGCTATGGATAGAGTTATGAATAATAAGTTTTCTAAGAAAATGAGAATAATAGAATTAGGGGAAGACGAATATAGTTTTATGAGACTTAACAAGATACTTAGACATAATTTTGATAAGTTTGAATTATTATTTGAGGAATTAGATAGTAAGACTGTTGAGATGTTAAATACTGATAAATGTAGTTTTAAAAGAATAGGATAGGGGATAAATATGATGAGATTTTTTAGATGGATACATAAATTATGGCTAGTAACTTTTAATAAAGCATTTAATTACTTCAATGTAATATACAACGTACCAGATAATATAAATATTCATGATAAAGAAACGATGATTAGCTTTGTAGATAAGGTTATATCAGAAATGAATGACTACACTGTACTTATAAAGCAAGTTCATCTAAATGGATCATCATTGAGTTATAATTACATAATAGACGGACAGGGAGACCATGGAATATTACATGAGATAAAAGCATGTATGATATACAATGCAAGATTATTAAAGCTTACGAATTTAGATAATTTTAATAAATTAGACTTTGAATTTGTAATTGATAATGAAACTCATGTATTGACATTAGTTAAAGAAAAAGAAGTGTGGAGATTAAAGGGGGCTTAATATGATAAGTGTAATATATGGATATATCAGACGTATGATGAAACGTTTACATGATTTCTTATTTAGAACACACAAGAAATCTTATTATAGACTTGATTTTGATATTAAGTCTTATGAGAATATAAGCGTAGCTAAATACATATGTCTAGTATTAGAAAGACGTATGAAATGTTTAGTAACTTATACTACTATACAGGACTCTAAAAGTAAGTTTACTGGTGTAGTAAGATGTATAATAGACATAGACCAATTCAATATATTTGAATTTAAATACTGGATGAAGAAATATGCACCACGTATTGTAGTTGGAGATAATGAATTAGATGTAGACTTTAAGATTACGTGTATGTGTAATGAATATAACTTCCATAAGATGAGAATGAAGTTAAAAACACATATGGGTAGTTATGAAATGGTAGAATGTGACTTTATAGATAACGATGGGGTTTAATGCCCCATCTTCCATTTTATCACGTCCATACCAGACAACCTTTCTGTTTATAATATTAATAATAAGGAGGAACAAATATGGGATTATATGATGATTTGCTACGTGGATATCAATCTGAAAACATAGAAGTAGGATTAGAAGCTAGAAACATTCTTAAAGATAAAACATTCAAGCTTAATAAATCATCTTTTTATGTAGCAGAAAAGAGTATAAATGAAGCAGCTATAGTATTCTCATTCTTAGATAATTACGAAGACAGTCTTATGCTTTTTAAACAGCTTAAGAATAGAAAACATAATCTTATCGTAAGTAGAATGAAATATTATTTTATGCCTAAGATTATAAAACAAAAACTTCCATCTAAATCTGTAGTAGAAAACCTTAGTAGAAGTTTTAATCAAATAATGAAGATAAAGAATGATTATGGTATAATGCAACTTATATCTAATGCTAAAATGGTAGACGGTAAAAATAGTTATATGGTAGATATGAGCTGGGTTACAAATGCTATACGTAGAGTTACAGTGGATAAAAAGATGAGAGTTTCTAGACCATTAAGAGATGGTATACTTGCAATGTATAAAGCTCAGATAGAAAGTTTTACACAATATAAGAATAAGATATTATATTTTAGAACTCCATTCTTATTAGGTACTCCAGTAAAGCTTACAATAATGGAAAATGCTCTTATGACTTCTATTAGACCAGTGTTATTATTTATGAAATGGTTTCAAGATAGACCTGATGAATTTAAAGAATGGCTTAATGCTCATAATATAACTATGGTATTTGAGGGAAATAAGAATACATCTTTAGTATTGGCTGGAAATAATAACTATCTTAATATGAGTATGTTTAAACCAAAGACAGTACTTAGACAGCTTCATATATTAGATAGTCTTAATGGAAAACTAGATGCAGCTAAAGAACAAGAATTAGCAGATGACGTAGATTCTGAAGATATGGATGAAAATGTAAACTTAGCTACAGACGACGAAATGTATGATAGTGATAATCCGAATGAAGTTATAAAGTTAGATGAAGATTTAGCTGATGCTGATATCGCAGATATATTTGAAAATGGTTCAGACGACATAGCAGATGCAACTTTAGCTAAACCAAAGAAACTTATAATAGAAGAGAATAAAGATTTGGCAGACGACGTGGCTGATATAGAAATAATGGAGGCTTCTACTGCTGGTTCTAAAAGAGGATATAACAAAGATTATTTTAAGATATTAGAAGATAGTAATATGTCTCCTAAGGATAAAGCTGTAGAAATAGTAGAAGAACATAACTATACAAAGCTTAAAGAGAACGTAGAAACTAAAGAAATACAGAATATGCGTAAAGCTATTGTAAAGAAGTATGGAAAGAAACCAGCTGAAATGGTAGAAGTTATAAAGAAACATGAGATAAAAGACCAAGATGTGGGAATAGTTACAAAGACACCTACGTCATTTACAAAGATATCTACTAAAGATTTAGATACTCAATATAAAAAGCAATTATCTGAAGATGACTTTGAGAATATACTTGCAGCACCTGCTGGACTTACATATCCACTTATACTTAAAGGATATACTAAAAAAGATATAAGTGATAGAGAGTTTAAGGGATACGAACTTAAAGTGCAGTATGAAACTCATAATGGAGACCCACTAGAAATAGTATTAGATATACCAGAAACATTTAATAGTGCAGGTAATATATTTATGGGAGGTTCTGCTAAGCAAATCAAGCTTCAGAATGCTGCAAAGCCAGTAATCAAACAAGATGAAAACGTTATTATAACTACAGCTTATAATAAATGTATACTTTCTATTACTGGTAAATATATCAGTATGAGTGATAAGATACTTATATCTCATATTAATGCATACTATAGACTTACTAATCATACACCTATACTTAAAGTAAAAACTACAGATGATTTAGGATATTTCATATATGAAAACCAAATCAGCTTTAGACTTACACACTTTAATAGACATTTCGTAGGACTTATATCTCCTGATTACGATATAGACTTTAGAGGAAAAGGTAAAAAGAATGGACTTACTCTATTAGGAACATTTAAAGGAGAAGACGTATTACACGACCCAGATAAAGATACAGTTAAAGTAGGAAATAAAACGTACGATACGATAAGTTTTATTTGTAGTATATTAGAGAATGAAAACCCAGAAGCTTGGAAGAAGTCAGCTCCGTCTACTGTAAGTACTGCTTCATTATATACGCCAGTGGCTACAATCATGGGAACTAATATTCCAGTAGTATTAGTATTACTAGTAGCGAAACCTCTTAGAGAGCTTTTAAACTTACTTAGAGACACTAATAAACTAGAATATAAAGTAGTACGTAATTCAGAAGAAGTAGATAAGTTCACAAATAATAATAAAGAATATGGTATAATTAAATTTGCTAACTTCACTATTATATTAAAGTATAATAATGATTTGAATAATTTATTACTTAACTATCTTACTACATTAGACTTTACAGATAAAGATACATTCGATATTACAAATGTTATGGAAGAGTTTGCTGGAAACAGTAACACTGCGATATATATAGAAAACTTCGTAGACTTATTTATAGACCCAATTACAAAGAGAGTATGCGAACTATATAATATACCATCTGACTTCGTAGGAATGTTTATATATGCTGTATCATTATTCACTACATATAAAACTACATACAAAGGAGATATCAGAAGTTATAGACTTATAACTCCATCTGAAATAATAAATAGATGTGTATATGACGTTATATCTAAAGAGCTTTCTAACAATGCTGCAAGGGTCAAAAGAGGTTCTAGAGCAAAAGTTAATATAGCAAAAGATGCTGTTATACAACGTTTACAAAGTCTTCCTAATATAAATGAAGCAAATGGACTATCTGCTTTCAGAGAAGTTATGGAGGGTTCTCAAGTATCTCTTAAAGGACATAATGGAATCAATGAACCAAGAGCGTATACTAATAACGTAAGAATGTTTAATAATAATAACTACGGAAGTGAAACTTGTGCTACGGCTTATAGTGGTAATGCGGGAATAGTAAAATATCTTCCTGTAAATCCGACTGTAACTAACTTAGCTGGAGACTATGAACATCATGATGGTCCTGAGGGATTAGATGCAGCTAACTTATCTGCTTTCTCAGATGCTTATGTACCATATACAAGATACAATCACTGTGCACGTAGACTAATGCAAAGTGGTCAATTTAACCACATATTACCAGCTGTCGATAGTGACCCTATGCTTGTATCTTCATATGCAGATGAAGCTGCTATTAAGATGACTCCTAAACATTCTTATATAGCAAAAGGTAATGGTAAAATAAAAGAGATGAATAAAGACTTTATTATTATTGAATATGATAATAAAGAAGTGGATGCTATTTCTCTTATAAATGTAGAACGTAATGCCGATAAAGGATACTATGTAAAGAATGACTTTGTACCTAATAAACAGGTTAAAGTTGGATATAAGTTTAAAGAAGGAGAAATACTTGCATACAGTAAAGATAGTTATAGAAGAAAGACTAATGGACATATTGGACTTGCTGCTGGAGCATTAGTATGGGTGCTAACTTGTGACGGAGAAGCAGTATGGGAAGATAGCTGTCTTCCATTTGAAAATCTTTCTAATAAGCTTGCCACTAGAGTTGTAAAGCGTATAGCACGTATTATGGACCTTAATACAGAAATAAGAGATTGGAAACATAAGATAGGAGAAGAAGTTAAACCTAACGATGTATTATTTAAGTATAAAGTACTTACTGATGACGATACTATAAATGAACTATTCTCTAATATGGAAAGTTTATCTCTTAAAGAAGTAGAAGCTCATTATAAAGGAACTATCGTAGATATAAGAGTATACTGGAGAGAATCTCAAAATATGAGTCTATCTAAATCTATGAAAGACTTTATACGTGATATTGATGACGCACAACGTATAAGTAATAATATGGCTTCTGTAGACCAAGTTACAGACCAATTCACACGTAAGCTTTTAGATAAAAGACCTCAAAAACTTACTAGAGCAAAGAATAGTAAGATTAACGGAGATACAATCGAAAACGGACAAATCTTAATAGAATACAGTATTGAGATAATAGATAAACTGGGCCCAGGAGATAAAATAGTAGTTGATAATGCTCTTAAAGGAGAACCTACTATGATACTTCCTAATGAGCTTAGACCAGTTGGAGTTCGTACAAAACGTCATTGTGACTTATGTTATAGTACGTATTCTATATTAAAACGTATGACACCAGGTATGATACAACATGGAAAACTTGTAGCTATTCTATTACACATTGCTAGAAAGAATAGAGAGATATTAGGTATACCGCCTGAACCAGGTTCTATACTTGATTACTACAGTAGTGAAGATATGATTAAGAAATACAATAAAAAATAAAAGGAGAATGATAATATGTTAAGCATGGAAGAATTATTAAAAATCAATGTTAAGACTGCAGAAGATAATGCAGAGATGGCTGGCTTCATCGAAGAATATATTGATATGGTAGGAACAGAATCAGTGATGGACTTTGGAGGATACGGAGCATTTATTTCATTAGAACACGGAGTAGGTGTTGAATCAGCTATCGACGGAGGAAATTTTGGAAATAAGTTTATGTATTATTTCAGTAAATTAGGAAATATATTTACTAGAAGACAGTCTGGATATAACCAAGTTATAACTCAAATGCAACAAATAAACACTGGTAAAATATCACAAGGAGCTTCTAATATAGCTCTTAATGTTGCTAATGCAACTGAATATGCTAGAATTACTCAAGCATTTAATCCTAAGGCTGGAGATTTAGATACTAGCAAATGGCAAACTCTGATGAATGAATTAGATGGAGCTATGACTGAAGCTAGAATGGACGTATTAAGAAATCTATGGGATGACTTTAAATATGATTTCTTATCTGGATTAGCAGCTGGGACTGTAATACTATTTCCACTTGCTATATACTTCTGGTTTAAATCATGGGTATCTTTCTTTAAATTTTGGGGTTCATTGTACGATGTAGTAAGTAATAAAGCTGAGAAAGGAGTTTTACTTGCTAAAGGTATGGAACTTAGTAGTAAGATAATTGTGGATATTGTAGCAAGTGTATACTTTAAAGTGTGTCCAGATAACCCAGCACAATTACCAAAAGAATTAACTATATCAGAAGTTAACAGAGCAGTGTATTCAGTAGTAGGAAAGCTTAAAGAGTTTAAGCTTACTATGAAAAGAAAGTTTATGGTTGAATATGATGAAAAAGTAAAAGCCGCTCAAACTGTCTATAACGTAGCTATGAGCGTTTATAAAGAAAAGCTACATATGGTATCACCTAGCTCTATAAAAGCGATAGCAAGAGGTTCTAGTAGCCTTACAGATAAGTTATTCCAATCTATACAAGGATATAATGAACTTAAGGTTGCTGTAGAAGCTTATAAAGGTCTTATCGTAGCTGCTGAATTATACTTTGATATCAGTAATATGGTATTATTAGACCTATACAAAATGTAGGAGGATACTTATGAATACAAATGATATAGGAACAGAGGCTAATCTTCTTAAGTCTATATCATCTAAGAGTAAAAGAATTCAAAAGAATTTGGATAAAGTATCTGATATTGTAAAGAGAGATATTAAAACAGATAGAAATACATTTATAACTCCAGAGTACTTAAAACGTGCTCTGGATGCTGTCTGTGCTTTTACTCCAGAAGATAGCGATAGAGGAGTTATACATAAAGCGATAGATGTAGTCTTTACAGAAAACTTTATAGTTAAATATATAAATAAAGCATATAGATATATATTTAATAAACCAGACGGATATCTGAAAGAAAATACAGATTTAAAATCTCACGCTAAATATATCAGTAAAGAAATAGGGAAAGAAGTAGATAACTTAGTAGAAGAAACTAAAAAGAAAGGTAAACTTGTAGCTGCTAATGAACAGATTAAGATTATTAATTATCTTAGAAGTGATATATTACCTGCATTTGAAAAGCTTTATAAAAAGATATTATTTTTTAAAGAAAAAGAAGATGTCGAAACTACTCCTGAACTTGTGTCTGCTGCTGTTAAAAAGCTTGAGAAAGTTAAAAGAAAGAATGTAAAAATGCTTAAGAATGCAAAAGTACAGGATAAGATATCTAAAGGTTCTGTCGGAGATTACGCAGATGCTAAAGACTGGCTTTCATCAGCCGCAAATGATTTTAAGATGTTAACACATTATGATAAGATATTTACAATTTGGGATAAGATTATAGACGAAATAGATAAATGGAGGTAATATATGAACTTAGATATTAAGAAGTTAGAGCTTAAGCTTAAGAATATGGAGCCATCTATGGAATATTTCGGAGGTAGATTAGTCAGCGACCCTAATTTAGCATTTAAAGAAATAAAAAGTATGTTTGCTACAAGAGAAAGAAATGCGATGAACTACGTTGCAGATATGGATAAATATATAAATAAAGCTACGATCAAAAAAGGAGTTCAAGACTGTATAGCTAATAAAGAGCTTATAGAAAAGCTTTCTAACTTATTAGATATATTTCCAGAGTTTAATAGCAATACTGTTAAACTTAAAGAAACTGATATGGAAAAGATAATCAATACGTATAAGATAGACAGTGATTCTATGGCATCTAAAATAGGTCTTACTATATTACTTTCATTATGGTTTGTAATTCCTTTCATTGGTTTCCCAGCATTAGTTCCACTTATAGCAATATGGTCTGATAAGAAAGAAGATATTAATATGGATGATTTAAATGAGGCTATTGAAATACTTATAGGATTATTAATAACTTCTTATAATAAAGCATTCAATAAAAATATCAGATACGATGGTAGAAATGATAATATACTTAAGACTATTAAGAATGATTTTAATAAGCTTTTAGGAGATAAAGACTTACTTAATATGTCAAAAGGTAAGACTCAATTTAAATTAGATACTTCAGAAAAACTTTTATATTTAAATGCTACTAGAAGCTCTATGAGCCTGTTTAAAGCGTTTGTAGGTAATAAGCCTAGCAAGAATATGGATATAGCTAGAAAACTTGCTAAATCGCTTAATACGGCTTCTATTGATGAATTAGGAGAAGCCTTTATGTATAGAGTTACATGGGTCATAGATGTAATCGGATTACTAGATAAATTACAGGATATAATGTATGACTGTATTATAAATTTATCTAAAGATGTATTTAAAATAATGGCGTAATTAAATGCAATCCCCTCTTTATCGGAGGGGAAAACATTTATTTACGTTTATCTTGGTGCATTAGTAAGCATATGATTAATTCCATTCATTCTTCTGGAAAGAAGATTGGTTTCATCCTTAACTTTTTGCTGTTCGTTGCCAGCTGAGTCGATATTTGTCTTCAACGCTTCTTCTTGCTCTTTAATAGCTTTATATTGCTTTTCTTTTATTTCTCTTCTAATGTTGAGCATCTCTACCCATTCTATAGGTGAAAGGTCATCATAGAAAACTACAACTTGTCCCTCAAACTCTCTCAACACTGTTTCTTTAAGAGCGTTTAAATCTTTTCTTTCGGACGCAATCTGCTGGCCATAGAGAAAAAAAGTAATTGAGGATATAATATATTAAATTTATCCTTACTACAGATAGGACAAGTTCCTTTTTCTGTTCTTTCTCTCATTACTTTTCTATCTTCAATAAATTTATTTCTACGTTCTTCACTAGCATCTGGGTTATTAGTATCGAACTTTTGTAATGCTTCTTCGTCTGTATAATATGTTTTATCGAAGTCTATATGTTCTTTAGCAAACTTAGAATCAAGTTCAATTACATTATCATTAATTCCATCTAAATCTTTTATACCATCTATTACTGATAAGCATTCTGTTATTATTTCAGTAGGAGCTGTTAAGATAGCACAGAATAATTCAAATAAGTCATCGTGTTCAAACTTTTCAGGTTCTAGTGTACCATCTTTAGATTTAATAATAAACATATCTATCCAAGTACATAAGTTCATAATACCAGTATTATTATCTTCGATAATATCTAATTGGTCTGATAGATATGTTAATGCATTTTGTATAGGTCCGTAATCTGGGTCATCAGGATTTTCTCTATACATATCTAAGAAGTTCTTTGCATATTCTCTATAAGATATCCAGTCTGGACATTGTCCGATGATACTATCTACTACACTTAAGTAAGGAACTTCATCTTCCAATGTTTCTCTTTTATCTATGAAATTCTTAATTAAGAACTTATAATAGATATCTTCTACGTTCTTATCTCTGTTTTGTATCTTTCCTACTGTAGGTTTTGAGAATACTAATTTGTATTCAAATAAATCATCATCAGCTTCTATTTTATGTAATTCTCCATATGAACCAGGTTTTCTATATGCTAATACTATATCAGCTGGTTTAGCATTAGTATATTTATTATATCCTTGTAAGAATCTGTCAAATGGATATGTTTTAGTAAATGTTTCTACTAAATCTAAGTTTACATCTTCTTTAAAGAATACTTTAGTTCCGCAATTAGCACAACTACATCTATCTATTTTAGCTACAGCATGTTCTTTATCATTGAACTCTGGACTATTTATCAATGCAAACATCATAACTAATAATGAGAAATCTCTTGGACTTACATTGAATAAGAACTCTTGTCTATCTGGAACTGTAGGAAAATCAAAGTCTATATGTTCTGATACTACTCTTACAAGTTCATCTATTTCATATCTTTGAGTTAAATCTGCTCCAAATCCAGCTTGTTCTAACAGCATAAACATATAGTTAATTTGCTGTCTATCTCTCATCTTATATATAAATACTTCATATCCACTATCTGGTAAATATATTTTACGTCCAGATTTATGAGCATCTCTGTAAGCTTTTATCTTAGATAATCTATCTCCTCTGAATTCTTTTAATAAAGATTCAGATGGAACTTTAGAAAGAGGTCTTATAATATTATCAAATTCTTCTACAGGCATAACTTCATGTTTAATATTAGCAATAGTTTTTCCATCATCATCTATAACTTCAACAGGAGAAAACTCTTCCACTGGCATAATATCTGCTTTAACATTCTCAACTTCTGTATTTATTTCTTTATATTCAGTTTCCACTTCTAATTTAACTGGAGTTTCTACTATCTCTTCTTTCTTAGTATTATTTATATTATTCCAAGTTTCTTCTGTACTCTTTTCTAATACTGGTTCTGAAACAGGAACTTCTTTTCTATCTAAAGAAGCTAACTCTGCTAAAAGTTGATTTCTTCTTAATTCGACAGGGTCTACTTCTGGTTCTTTTTTAACTTCGGGTTTTGGTTCTTCTTTAGGTAAATCTTTAGATACTTCTTCCATAAGTTTCTTTTCATAATCTTCATCTGGGAAATTATATCCAGTTAAGTTATTCCAATCTTCAGTTTTAACTTCAGGAACAGGAGTTTCTAAGTTTAATTTAGGAGTATTATCTACAATAGTTACTCCAGCATCCTTATTTAAGGCCTTTAGAGCCTCTTCTGAGAGGTTTAGACCATTTAGGTTATAATTTGCATTACTATCTGGTTCTAACGAAGAATTCGGCTGTTTAGGAGCTTTTAAATCGACTTCAGCTGGTATCTCCATATCTGGATTAGCTTCTTTCATAGCTTCTATCTTTTTCTTCATAAGATATTCTACTTCTTCCATATCTCCTTCAGCTGTAGCTAATTCTATTTCTCTATCTAAAGAACTCATACCAGCTTGCTTAGTTTTAGCTGGAACATTATATATTTCTCCATTTTCACCATATCCCATAACATAATCTGGGTCAAATTGTGTTATGTAGTTAGATAAGCTTCTGTGACACGCAGTGTAGTCATCATCTTTATTTCCAGATAAAGTGAAATCAATATCCTTAAGTTCTCTTAATATTATCTCTTCTTTAACTGGACTACTTCTGATTTCATTTACTAGATTCAATAAGAGATGATTCATTCTTCTCACGTCTAGTTCCTTTTCATCAATCATAGCTCTGATACCAGATATTATAGTCTGATACGTAACTTGTGGAGCTTGAACTCCGTTTGTTGTAAAATCATTCATTTTACATTCCTCCTTATTATATTAAATCATCTAAACTTGTAACTTTACTTGGTTTCGATACTTGATTATCTTTTTCTAAAGTCTTAACATCTCTGAAAGTATTCTTTGCTTCATTCGGCTTAACTTTAACAAAATCCCATTTCTTATCGTTATTCTTAACTATTGCCATAGATAATACTCCTTTATTTAGTTCTTGTATCTTTTCTCCATCACTAAGAGTATATTCTGGATTTATACCTGTAAGTAAATCTTTTCCTTGTATTCTGTTTATAGTTTGTATTTCATTAAGTTGATTAAAGTTATTAAACTCTTGCCATACTTCTTCATATCCACTATGTTTTACAGTCGTATTTCCATGAGAACGTGTAATATCTTGTGAATCTACACTGTCAATAACTTTTATTATATCTGAAACATAAACTGGTTTAGACTTATCATCATTTTGTACATCTACTAATAAATAAGCATGTTTCTTAATAATAGGTTCCATACTATCAACTTTATACAAATCAGCTACTCCTCCATAAAGTGTAGGTATTTTTTCACTACCAGATAAACTTACTTCTGTATCCATTCTATGCTTTTGGTCATTAACTATAGCTTTAAAGAAGATATCAAAACTTTCAGGAGTTACTCTTGCTGTATTACATATCTGTTCTTTAAGCTTTTCAAACTTGTATTTCATTTCTATACTTCTGTCAGTAAGAGTATCGTGTATAGAAGCAAACTTATTATTTGCATTATTGAGACTTCTTATTTCTGGGTCTGTTCTTATTATTTCATCAGACATATTATCACAATATTCTAATTCTTCTCCAGATAAGAATGTATTAAGACTACCATCTGGATTGTATTTGTTACGTTTCTTAATATATTGGTCATAAGTATTCTCTTTAATACGTTCTACTAACTCTTTATATTTCTCTTCTCCTTGTTTTACTATATCAGCACTAGTATGCTGTTTAGTAATAGTTTTATAGACATCTGATAAGCTTAAATCTAAAACTGAATAAGATTGCTTTATAACATTATATTTACTTATTTCTTTTAAATCATTATAATTACTATTAAGACATTGTGCTCTGCACCATTCTGATACTTCAGCTGATTTTCCTCTCATAACTTCATCTGCTTTATATAATAATTCTTCTACATCTATTTCATTAGTATTCTTATATTTAGATAAAGTATAATATAATTGAAATGCTATATTAAGTCTATCTATATTAGATTTATCTTCATTTCTTTTTATTCTTGAAATAAACTCTATTTGTAACTTCTTTATATCTTCCATATTCTTTACTCTCCTTATTTAAGTGTTATATTTTTGAATATAATATTATTAGAACTATCTCTACTTAGAGAAGCTCCTATAGATTTAAGTTTATTATTATCTACATATGCCATTTCAAATCTAATAACTCCTCCTTTAATTCTACGTATAACTACTTCTACTGTTTCATTATTTACAAGAGTTCTAACTTGTTCTCTGAACTCTGAACATAGATCATCAAACGATGGATTATCTTTATTTATTCCAAAGAAGTGTTCCATTTCAAATCCTATATTAGGAAAGTCTGGTAAACTACCTCTAGGAGTAGTCATCATTCTAAATATAGATAGTTGTACTGCATCTATACCAGATGCTATTACTTGTTTTCCATTAGGACTTAAGTCTAATGTATCAAACATCAATTTACCCATATATAATTCCTCCTTTTATATATTTTATTATAATTACATATATAATTGTGAATATATAATATATTTTTATTTTGTATAACAAGTATTAATGTTTCTTTCTTTTTTGGGTACTTTTTTCTTTCTTTGGAACATATACTTAGGATATAGACTGAAGAACGGAATGGAATGGAGTCCAAACGTAATGGAATATGAGTTCGGAAGTCTATATCTGTACTATAATAATATATAAAAAAGAACATAAATAGAAATAGAAATATAATAGAGAAATATATATGTAATAATAATATACTCACATTCCTAATTTGTCTAATAAAAGTGAAATAATATTTCTTTCTTTTTTTGCTTCTTTTTTTCTTTCTTTATATTCTGATATATTTTGTATATATTGGAATAAACTCATTTATTTACGTCTATTTCACAATACATTATATAAAGAATATAAAGAGTTATATTATTATGGAGTTGATATTATATGTTTAAAAGAATGTATTATAATGTATTACGATTATCATTATTTATTAAATCATATATTGCATTATTATTTTTGCATATATTTGATAAAGTTGATAATGATGATGATAATGTTAATTGAATATTTGGGAGGATATAATTATGGGAATTGTAAATCAGAATAATTTTGATACAAAACCGGAATGGAGACATACGTTAGATAGAGGAGAACATTTACCACCATCTCAACAAAAGGAAATGCAATCATTATTAGAAGAGAATAGAAAAGAACTTGGAAAGATATGGGATGAGAATGCAACTGAATTTAAGCGTATTGGAAATGAGATAGGACAAGATTTAGCTGAAATACCGGGAGCTGTTGTGAATAATGTTTCATCTGTCGTTAATAATATTAAAGAAGATATTAAAAATGATATTGAAGAAAAGAAACAAATGGTTCAAGATGCGTATCAAGAATACAGAAAGCAATATGACGAAACGGTAACAAAAGCTAAAGATGCGTATAAAGATGCGAAAGAGACGATAAATAAAGTTAAGGAAGATATAAAGAATTTAGATGTGGATAAGATTAAACAGAATGTGTTTAATGGATTCAGTAAATTTATAAAAGAGAATTTAAAAGATACGTTAGAAATAGACGTAGATAATACCGAAGTTCCGATAGTAAGACAGATATATAATAAAATAAAGAAAGAGACGATTGACGTATTTGATAAACGTTTTCCGAAAACTTTAAAATATGAAGCTACGCCAAATCATAAATTGATGGTACGTATTGGTAAAAACGTATTATACGATAAAAGCGGATGTATATTATCTTATACTGAGATAGCGGATTATATGAATAATGGATATACGATACGTATATTGGAAGCGGAAGTGCCATCCCTAGCTATACATAAAATCTTATCAAGTCCGAAAGAGCCAATAAACGGAGCTGAATATGCATATGAAATATTATTATCTGCATTACCTGTTACTGATGATGTATTTCCTGAAACTCCAATATGGGCTGGGAAATATGTTGCTGTATTGAAGAATACGGATGGTATTGCGAATATAAACGAAGAAGTTAAAACAGAAACGACTGTTCAAACTAATGATTGGATGAGTGGAAAGAAGACTAAACTTATATTTTATTTATATAAGCCTGATGAATTAAAGTTTCAAGACAGTCATTTAATAAACTTTGTATTGGATAATCCGAAGCCATTTGAAATCATAATGAAAGCATTTGAGCTTGTAAATAAAGATTATAAGATAATGATATCGAATCTTGAGAATGATGTACCGATGGGTAAAATCGTAATACCACATATGTCTTTCTCCGATTTAATTAAGTATTTAGATTTGGAAGTCGGATTATATAACACCGATTATATAAACTTTATGGAGAATGGTATCTATTATTTATTAAACACAAATGATGCTTCAAAGATAAATGCGGAGAATAAAACATTACAATCTACGATAGAGCTCTTTATAGACAGACATAAAGACGGGAAGACATATCCATCATTTATAGCCAGAAAAGGAAATAATACGTATCAAATCAGTGTAGATGTAGCAAACGTTAATATTGAAGTATTAAACAGTTCTGTCTACAGTGATGCAAATATATTCATAAAACCAGATGGACATCGTAACTATCACGAAAATCCATTGAGTAGAAAAACGAATATAGTACGTAAAATAACAGCTGTAAATCCACTAAAGAAAGATAATACTATGGCTATGGAAGTTATAAGCTTTTCCGTACAAGGATTTCCTATACGTAAAATAACTCCATTAACTACTGTCATAATGACCGATAGTAGTGGACAGCCAAGAACATATAGAGTTTCGTATAAAGAAATAGCAATAGAAAGCCATGCGGGAAGTTCCGTATTTATAAAGGCATTTCGTAGAATTAAGAAATAAATCATTTTTTTATAACAAAATTACGTATCGAAGTAAAACTTCTCATGAGTTTTATTTTCAATTCATATGCAAATCTTACAAATTGTACATTTTTGCATATTTTCCTTTTTGAAAAAAGAAACATATAGTAATTGCACCTCTAGTATTCAATTACTAGAACCCACTCTTATGGATTGAGTAGGATAGATATATAAGGCTCAAATGAATATCTATCCTATTCTAATTCCGTAATATTATAATAAAATTAAGATATAGAAATGTTTGAGCACCTGGAAAGATAATATCCTATACGAATAAACTTGCCAAAGTAGAATCCATACGAAAATAAAAATTGATAAATATAGTGTCTAATTCAATAGTTTTGCATACTTGAAATAAGTTAGAAAAGTCTTATCATTCATTTAAAGAAGTTATAACTTTTCTCCTGAGAAAATTCAGTTTACTTTAGTGGAGTCTTAGCTTATGAAAGGGTTAGTAGTGGCAGAGCAAAGTTTGTTTCATAAGTCCTGACTTTAAACGATGACGGGATATTATCGCTCAGATGTTTCTATATCGTAATTTTTTTATAATATAGATAATTATATATATTATGGAGTTCTTATAAGTTATTTATAAGAGAATGATCATTTTCAAAGAAACAAAAATAAATTATAAGGAGGTAAAGAGAATGATTAATGATTTTGGCAATATGAATATGATGGAGATTCTAAAGGATAGTGAAAAATTTACTGTTCAATATTCTTTGGAAAGAACAGCGATTGCAGACCAATCTAAACAAATTGGACTTACATTCGCTCCAGTAAAAGACAGTAAAGTAGAAAAGGTTACTGCATCTGTAGGAGAACCTGGAAAAGATAATTACTTTGCTGTAGAAGCACATATCAACAAGGTTTATTCAGTAGACCCTCTAACAAAAGAAAAAACTGAATCAGAAATGTTACAGCTAGACACTATAAACATGGCTGCAGCATTTGAGGCATTCGCAGCTGCGATGAGAATAGCTAATGCGGCTATTAACACAATGTATACTGCGTCTATGGTAGCACCTGAAGTGATAGCTCACAGTGATAAATTAGTATTCACTGGAGACTTCTTAGCATCTCTATTATTGAATAAAGATAGTGGATTATCTGTATCTGCATATCAAAGTATTAATGATAGTGTTAAGAATGCTATTGCTCAAGGAATGTTGAGAAGCATTGGACTTGCAAATGAAAACAGTCACAAGTTTAATGCTCTTAAAGAAGAAGTATGTTTCTATGATAGAATTAGAAACAGAGTTCTTAAAAATGGAGCAGCATTTGCTACTAATGCAGCTAAATTGATGAAGGAAGATTCTACTGGAATTGATATTAGTTCTGTTAGAATTCAACCTACTGGTGCAGCACCACTTATTAAGACTAACGCAGGAGTTAATCCTAAATCTCTTAATACAGCTGATACTACATCAGATGCAAAAGTATTACCAATACTTTAATAAGATTGAGGAGTGTAAAAGCTCCTCTTTCTTTTTTTTACGCCATTCTTAATGGTCAACAAATACGTGTTTTAAACAAATATTACTATTAAGGAGGTGTAGATCTAGATATGGGTAAAGAAGATAAAGACCAAGAAAAGAAAGATAAGAAGAAAGACGATAAGCAAGATAAGGGTTCGCAAGAGAAAGCTAAGAAATCTTATTTGAATAAAATGGGGTCTGTAGTTAAATCTCATGTTAAAGATGTCTTTACTGGAATTATAAAGAAAGGTTGCGATAATGCCGAATCTTTACACGAAGTAAAGGTACAAACACAACAAAAGCTGGATGGTATCTTAAAGAACGTTTATCATAAAGTTAAAGGCGATAGTGGTAAACTAAAGTTATTGGCTTCAGATGTCAAAGAAACTATTCAGAAAGCTTATAAACAAGCTATAGCTGCTGCTCTTAACGAAGCTGAAGAAAATGCTGGTGAAGGAGAATATGGAAATATCGGAGAAGATTTCGACTTAGATAGCGATGACTTCATGAAAGAGTTTGACTTCGGAGATGATGATGGAGATTACGACGATGACGACGATAATGATTCTGATGACTCTGATGATGACGAAGATGAAGAAAGTAATGAATCTTATATGTTGAAATTAGCTTTGATGAAACCAAAAGAAAAGAAACCAGAAGTTTCTAATGAAAGTTACTATTCTTTCTCATTAGAAAGTTTTGATAAAGCTACCTTAGCTGGTAGTGTAATTCTTTTTTTAAATAAATGTATTTTGTATTATAAATCACATATAAATGAAATACAACTTTCAGACAGCTATTTAGATTTCTTATCTTGGCTAGAAACTAAGATTAATACAGAAGAAGCTAGAGCTAGCTTAATGAATTTACTTAACACTGTAGACCATGGAATCTCTGTTCCAGAGGCTACTCCAGAAACAGCAGAATTGGTAAGTGAAACTTTAAATGAAAGCATACCTCCTGTGTATGTAAAAAGAGTTGGACTGGAAGACCCGGAAACACCTGAAGAATCTATATTTAATGTGACTACTGCTGATGATGAAACTTTAAGAGAACTTGTACATATTGGTACTGTGGCTGAAGATATATTATCTAAGCTAGATGCTGATGTACAGAACGATGAAGCTTCAAATGCAGTTACGATGATTCACAGCTTATTATCAGATATAAGCAAAATGTATATGATTGAACATAAAGTAGTAGAGTCTGAGGGAGAAAATAATAATATCTTAGTAGACTTATTAGAAAACATGACTAAATTAGGATATCCACTTTTAGAGAAATGTATATTAATAGATTTATCTTTAGTGGAAGACGAATTAGTTGATACAGCTAGACAAGCAATAGTGCTTTTTAGTAATATAATAAATAAATAATAAAGGAGGATAATATGGATGAAGTATTAGACGGATACGATGATATCTTGGAACCATTAGAAGAATCTGACGTTTTAGACGAAGTAGAAGATTTTGTTAATGGAGACCAAGATACACAAGAAGCTTCTATTTTCAATACTGACGAAATGCCAGAAGAATTAAGAAGTGAAATAGAAGCTATCGAAGGTGAAACTAACGCATATGAATTACCAAGTACTGCAGATGAAGATTTGGATGATCCAAATGCTGATATTATAGACCCAGCATCAACAGCAGAACCAGCTGAATTTTCTCAAATAGCAGATGTATTACATACAGATACAACAGAAATTACAGATGATACTATTTTAGATTCTACAGCAAATTTAAATGCAGCAATGACACCAAGAGAAGACTTATTAGCACAACAACCAGGTTCGGAATCGGACGAAGTAGAAGAAGAATATCCAAAGGAGGAAGTAGAAATGGAAGAAATTAAAGATGATGAAATATTAGAAACTACTGACGAAGTAGCAGACGTAGCAGATGAAGTAGGAGAAGTAGAAGCAGAAACTGAAGCTCCTGTTGAAGAAGTTGAAGGAGGAGATGCTCCTGTAGAAGATGTAGAAGAAGAATATACTGGAGATACTGCAGATATAAACACAGAAGCAGAACAAGCTATCTTAGTTGAAATTCAAGATGCATTCGCAATAGACCCTGAAAATGTAGAAGAAGCTCAATCAGCTATAAGTGAACAAATTGCAGAAGATGCTGTAGATGCTGAATCAGAAGCTGAAAGAGACGCATTTGCAAATGTATCAGAAATGGCTGATGTTAACATAGCTGGTTCTGAGGACGAAGAACCTCATTACGTTCACGAAGGTGAAGAAGTAAGACCAGGTGTCGTATCAGAAGCTACTGAAAGTAATCATGTAGATTTACACAAATTCGTAGACATTGCTTTCAAATCTAGATAGAAAAAAGTTATAAAACAGATACCTATATATTATTAGGTAGTTCAATTAAACATAAGATGTATTCCACACCCTAATTATTTTAGTAGTTAGGGTGTGTTGCATTTTATTACGTTCTGTGGTATGTAGACCTAAAGTACAATATCAATCCAGCTTTACAATAGTATCGCACATTGATGTACTGTTAGAGACACTTTATCAGGGGGCTGTTTAATATAATAAACTGTCACAAATAAATATAATATAAAGGAGGTGATTATTATGACAGGGAATATGAACGGAAATATTCTATGCATGACGAATCTGCATAAGGGCGTATTAGACAGCCCCCATAGAGAATTCTCTACGGGCTGGGTACGCATATATCAGGAGATATGTTTTGCTAGTTATTTTCGTTATGGAAAAACAGGCAAGCTAAGGCGGGAGCCTTAATGCGTACCCCGTTATCGTTTGATAATGTATAAAAGCCCGTAGAGAATTTTTAATTAAAAAAGGAGATAAATATGGATAAAAGAGTTAAAGATACAAGTCTTGAATTTACTATTGGAAAAACTAATTTAGAAGTGTCAATATACGAACATGATATAGGCATTAATGTATTATCTATTCATGCTGAACATATTGATAAATATTCTGATAAGAACAACTATGAAGCATTATTAGAAGATATACGTACATTTACTAACACAAAACTTTCTAGTATATTATCATCAAATAATATAGATATAGTAGGAGTTCGTAGTAAAACCACATCTTATAATTGGTGTAGCTTATCATTCTATGTAGACCATTTAGATAATATAAATGCTTTTAAAGTACTATTTAAAAAAGCTCAAGAACTTGCTCTAGATAATGGTCTAATACCATTTGGTAGTGAGTTTAGTAGCGTTACAGTATTAGAGTACCAATCAGCTATAGACTCTCTTAATAGCATCGTAGCAAGGATGTTATCAAGAGGTTATGAACTTGCTATTAATGATAGTAATGACTTATTAAATACAGGTTATAATGATTTATGCGAAGAATATCAGGAGGAATTTGAAAATGAAGAATAAAAAATATATTGATAAAGAAAAGAAAGTTATTTTAAATAGTGAAGTTCGTGATCCTGAGTTTGATTACGACAGATATTATGATGATTTAAAGAAGATTGTAACTAAGCATTTGAGTATACCAAGTTTATTTAGAAAGGGGAAATAACTATGAGCTTATGTTTTAGAAGTTTTAGAGAGACTGTCGATGACGATGATGGTTATTATGAAAATTTTGATGCAGCTGAACATTATAATAGAGGATATTACGATGGACAAGAGGATGCTAGAAAAGAAAATGAGGGAAATTTAGATAAAGCGTATAGAAAAGGATTTGAAGCTGGACGTAGTAAAGCTGTGGCAGAGTTAATGAAAAAGTTATTTGAGTTATTTGGTGATGATGTAGATTTGGCTTATTTAGATGTAAAAACAGAAAAGTGGAAAAATGAAATGCACTATCAGCAAAGTAATGATGATGATGCAAGTTTAGAACCAGAACTAGCGGATGATATAGAGGAGTCCTCTTCTGATGATAGTTTAGATGATAAAATATTAAAATATGTAAACTCAGAGAATGCAGCAATAAATGATATCATTCATAATGAATTTAGTTCATATGGTTTTATTAATTTACAAGATAAAGGAGAAGATAAATGAAATGGGACATATTCAGATTAGTATTATCATTAACAGGCCTTTCTTTAGCTATATTTAATTTAATACAGCTTTATAAAATAACTAAATATGACAAAGCTAGAGCTAAAGCATTTGATGAAAGTTGTAAACTAATGGAAGCTTGTATAAGGATATCTGCTAAAAAGCATGGAAATGAAGAAGGTGCTGAATTAGATAGTTATGATTTGTCTGAAGAAGAGTTGCTTAGATATGAGAAAATAGTTATTGAAAAAGATTTGACTGTAGAATTAATATCTTTAAATTATTTTAATACTTTGGAATAAAGGAGTGGTGTAGATGAAACTAGTAATAATAAATACTGGAATATGTGCAACAACTATTAAAGGAAAAGAATATTTTCAAGTTGGTTTGACTATACGTGATAGAGAAACTGACGATGGTTTATTAGAAGTCCATAGAACATTTGCGTGGAATTATGAAAAAGATGATTATGAAACTACGTTTAAAATGTACTTATACACAGATAAAGCTTTAAACATAATAAAAGACGTTAGGTTTATAAATATTATTGCAGCTTATAATGCTGATGATAATGAATTAGAATTTGAGTTAGATGATACAGACTTAGAAAAGCAAATAAATGAAGTATTGAAAGAGAGGTACTATGATAATATGTATCTATCAGAATATAAAATGGGACATACGGCTTATTAAAGGAGGTTTATGTTAGATTTATTAAACTATGTAATAACAGTACACAAATATGTGTACATTATCTCAATACTACTCATTGTAGTAGTATTGGGGTATATATTTTTTAATAGGAGGTAAAGAATGTGAGAATGCTTGACTTTGAACATGGTTTTGAGAATGTTGATGAAGATGAATATGACTACTACTCACGTGCGTTTAGTTATGATTATGGATTATATAATGACGATAATTACATTAGAGAATCTATGAAATTTCAGGTTGCTAGACCAGCTGCAGGCTTAATGGAGATACGTGGGTATAAAGATGATGGTAGGTCGCTATTTAAACGCGTTATAACGGCCATAGGACGCTTTGTAGTGGGTACTATAAAGTTTGTGATTAAATACGCTGTATTATTAGGAATATGGACAGCGTTATTTATATGGATTAATCATATAACTGTACAAGACCCGACAGTAGAAGCATTTGGTAGAATGTTTATAGAATTAATAACTAGATTTAAATCATTTATATTTAATTTATTTTAGGAGGTATTGATTATGGGATTATTTTCTGAAACAGCTGAAGAAATGGCAATGAAAACATATGATGATGGATATAAAGAAGGTTATAAAGAAGGACTTTCTGAGGGAAGTAAAGGAGAAGAAAAGAATTATATGAATATAACAGTAGATTTAAGTAAAGACACGTTAAACCGTTTAGTAAAAATATGTGATGAAGAAGATATTGGAATAATAGAATATGTAGAAAGATTAATAGAAAAAGCAATAAAACCAGTAGAAGCTGTATGTAGTTATGGACATTGTAGTTGCAAAGAAGAACAAGAAGAATCAGACGTAGAGGATATTCCAGAATACACTCTTGTAACGTATCATAAAGATGTAGTTAAAGGATTTGACTTAACTGGAGAAGAAGCTAAACCAGTTATGCACGTTATATATGATATAGAAGTTGGAAAACGTAAGCTTAAAGTTCACCCATACGCAATGCATGAAGAAGACATGTCTGATGAATACTTACCTAAATGGGTATCTGCTCAATATTGGGTAACTGGTTCAAATGATAAAACTTGTAATGTGCATTTTGATATAAATCCAGATGATGCTAGATTGATACATAATGAAAGAGTTTTAACTGTATTAGAAAAGATAGCGATAGATATAGCTAGACTTTATCTAAATGATGCTCCATTGATGAAACCAATATCATACATATCATCAAAACTTGTAATGTATGCTATACACGCTCAATAGGAAGTCTGACAACCTTTACTGTATAAAATAGTAAAGGAGTGTGAAACAGATGGCAATAAATAAATATGTTATAGCTGATATCTATAACAAGAAGTCAGAGAAAGACACGGATATATTGGCACAAGAAGCTATTAATACTTATATTAATAAAAATATATCCGTGCTTACTGACGGACTTATAAAGCAAACTCCAATAATATCTACCAATACGCAATTATCTATTAGTAAATATTATAACATCACTAAAGATGACTGGAGTCAAATACAAAAGTCTAAAGAGTTCTTTAAAGTTAAAAAGCTTTCATCTGACATAAAGTTCGGACTTATTATGAGTTATGCCAGAACTAGAAAGCCTATATTTATAAATTTCTTATTTTTAATTTTTTATACTGTATCGTTAAAGACATTCTTCCCAAATGGAAGATTTGATAAACATATAATGAAATATACAGTAGATAGTGCCGATGCACGTACAGATTTTAAGAAGTTCAACTATAATCTTTTATTAGTATTGAATAAGAAAGTAGAAACTTATATTAATAGTGATTTGAAGAAATTTCCAAAATATCCTACAGATGCTCAACTTGTAGCTGTAATGCAAGCTTGTAGAACTAGAGTATACGATATGATGAAGATTATAGCTAATAAATATTATGAAAACTTTAACGACCCAGATTTAAAAATACAACTTCGTTACAGTACAAATCTAGATGGAACGGACGATTTAGAAATATCATCTGGAGTATTTGAAACTGTACGTTCTAAAGCCGTAGATAACTTATCATACGTTTCTGATAAATATCTACAAGCAATATCTCTTTCATCTATGAATAGAGATAAGATAAGATATAGACTTGTATTTATGAATAAATGGGAAGATGTATTCGGAAGTTTATCAAAAGTATCCAATCTAATGTTGAATGAATGGATGACTAGAAATAAAGATAATATGACGTTAAAGAACTTTAGACTTAACTTTGTAAAGCAATTTACAGCACCAAGAAATATTGATGAAATAAGAGATGAAATTGATATGATAGTGTTTGAGATGCTTAAAGATAAGTCTGATGATGAGAAGAAGACTTATAATAAAATAGAAATGGCTAAGTACATTTATAAATATCTGCTACTAAATTTACACTACACTGCACTTATGATTAAATAAAAGGAGGAATATAAAATGCTTAGATACGATAAAGAACAGAATAAAATATTCTTCAATGATGTAGAGTACAAAATGCAAGGTAAAATAATTACAGTATCTGCTAAAGAAGATAGTTTAGTAGTGGTTGTAAACGAATTCGGCCACATTAATATGTACCAAATCAGTGAAGAAGACGGCGAAATTAAATGTATTGGAATTGGGGTGAGCTAATATGGACGTTACTGATGAAAAGATACAAAAGGCAATAAAAAATACTTTAGATATATTTGAAATGTTAGACCCAGATAATTATCTTAGAGTTAAGGATGATATGGAAAGTATGACTAGAGAAGAACTTATAAATTTTTTGATTAATCCAATACAAGTTTATTTCGACCCTGGTAATGAAATAAAGCCGTCTATATTAGATAAAGTTATATCTAAAGAGAAAATAGTTATAACAGAGCCAGTTGAAATGAAACATATATCAATGAACAAAGATGGTAAAGGAGTTATTACCAGAAAATCACTTACTATACTTCCTTTATATGCTAGAGCAAATCAACAAATAGCAATGAAGGAAGGTAAAGCTGCGTCTGAAAATATCACAAGAAACATAGCAGGGCAAGTTACAGGTAAAGCAGCTAAGTCTGGACAATTCTCAGATGCTGAACTTACTGTTACTATAGGACACGACGTTAATAATATAATGCGTGAACTGATGGGCCCAGCGTCTCATGACTTAGTAAGTAAAAAAGAAATGAAACAGTCTATAATTAAAACTGGAGAAGTTTCTTTAAAGAACTTAACTGATAATGCTGAGAATAAGAAATCTCTTAGATATTTCGCAGAAATACTTAAAAGTATGGATATAGATACAGATTTAGTAGAACCACCTCAACGTTGGTAAAAGTATAACAATAAAAAGTGTAAGTATATAATAAATTTTATTATGATACTTGACGTAAATCAAAGATCACGGAATGTTTGCCCTCATCAGAGAATTCTGAGAGACTAATACATTCATTTTCTTTACCTCTAAATCAGACTGGGATTTGATTCCCAGTCTAAACCATATTTTTACGCCATTTTTATACACAATAAGATATGTTAATATTAAAATATGGAGGAGATAATGATGATTGATGAAGTGATAATTGATTTATGCGAATACTCTGAAGACGAAAGAGAAGAGTTTTTGCTGTTCGATAAAGTCTTTAAATATTATGAGATTGGTCATAATTTTGATTTACAGAAGATTACAGCCAGTGATAGATTCTGGTATTTTAAAAATAATTATGATATATCTCGTATTTATAGAAAATACCTGAATTTTACAGAAGAATACAAAAAGAAGCTATATGTATATTCCTTTAGTGTTCATAAAGATAATGTTATGATATCTAAAGCGGTGTTAAAAAACTCAATAGATGTAATGTCTTATGATGTTCCGCTTAAAGATATATTTGAACCAGAAGAGGATTATGATATAGCTAGAATGAATGAAGATATAGCATATATGTCAGCAGCTGTAAGATTATTCATTATAATAGATTTTAATAATTATATAAAGGAGAAGGAAAATGGCAGAAAAGAAGAAGACATTGAATAAGTTTATCCCCACAGGATTTACGACACTAGATATAATGTTTGGAGAAAACATAAGAAACCCAGATACATTTCAGTTAGAGTATATGAATAGAGGGTTTGAATTAGGAACACAAGGAATACTTGCAGGAGATAAAGGAACAGGGAAATCTACACTTGCATTAGATGCAGCTGCATTCGGTATCAATATAGGATTTCCTTGTCATAAGATAATAATAATAGATGCGGATGGAGAAGTATATAAAGAAAACCGTATTATGAACTTATCATCATTAAATGAAGAGCAAGTTAAGAAATACGTTAAAGTGTATCAAGAAGACGTTATTGAAGAAATATATGATATACTTGCAAAAGAAAGCCAAGAATATTCTGATATGAACTATAAGCCTGTAGAAGTGTATAATCCTATTATAGATAGAAAAGTAAAGATGATGCCTTATGTCGTAGTAATTATAGATACTGTATCATCTTTAAGAGCATCTGTTTATAGTGGAGATAGTACTATTAAAGGAGCTAAAGATACATTCTCTCCTGAATCTTATCTTGGAGACTTTAATAAGCTTACTAGATTATGTAAAACTATTCCTGGATTATTTGAAAAGAATGTTGCTTATATTTGGGTAGCTCACTTAAAAGAAAATAAGAACTTAAATGGACAAATAGAAAGAGACTTTAAATCAGCTCCAATAGATAAGAAGATATCAGCTCCATTATTCTTAAAGCAAAAAGCAGCTTGGGCTTTAGTATTATATAAAACAGTAGATACTACAGACAGAGAAAAGTATGCTCAAAAAGATAATATCATTACAAGACTTAATTTGAACTCTTCTCTAAATGCGTATAGTTCTCTTGCTAGATTCTGGAAGAGTAGAACCGGTACAGAAGGAGCTACTATAACAGAATTACCAAATGTGCAAACTAAGTTTAATAGACTTTATAATCTCATTTTGGATTGTGATAACTTAGGAATATTTAAGAAAGCTGGAGGAATGTATCCATCTGCTGATATGCCACATATATTTAAAGATAGAGATGAAGCTTGCTCTAAAGAAATGAGTACTTTTAAAAGAGAAGCTAAATGTATGGATGGATATGATAGACCATTTAACTTAATGGAAGCTAGAATACTTATGGATTATGAGGGAGATAATATGGAACTTCTTCAAAGAAAGATAGACTTTATTTCAGCTTGTATGCAAAATCTAGAAAGTAGATTAGGATATGAATTAGAAGTAAATAACAAATCTACTAAAGAGCTTGAGACTAATGCAACTAAACTTATGAGAATATTTAATATATTAGGAAAGATTAAAAGAACAGATGTTCTAAATCCTGATGAAATTAATAGAGAACCTACTGCTGCATTAGTAAGTGAAGAGATTGCTAATGAGGGAAATAATACTAACTATAATATAGATGAAGAAGAAGATGAATTTGATGAATAATATGAGGCTCTATATGGGCCTCTTTTTATAAGGAGGATATGCTATGAGTGTAAAGATATCGGCACGTTTCTTTGACCGTAATCCATTTAACTTATTTAGAATGCTACGAACAGAGTCTGAAATTAAAAATGCATTTCCAGAATGGGATAAGTATCCAAAAGAAATGTATTGGTTTGATGAACAAATTTCAAGTGAACCTGATTGGGAACCTCATGGTGTTGATATATACTATGTGCTTAGTATGCTTGAAGATAGACATCATCTAGTTGATGCGTTTAAAGAAAAGTTTAAAGACTCTGATTTCTTTGATAGATTTAAAGACAAAATGAGCGACAGCTTAAAAGCATACGTGTTTAAATAGGAGGTAATGAATGGAAAATAAAGAAGTGATAAAGAATAAGTATTACTTTGAGTTTCTAGTAAACTTTATTAATGATAATAGTAACGTTTTAGGAGAAGATGATTTACGTAGCTATAAAATGGAAGACTTAATTAAAATAGCTGGAACATACACTGACGATGTGGAACACAAGTGGATTCTAAGTGATGAAAACTTTCAATATTTAAGTGAACTTGCAACGTATGATAATATTACTAAGAAAGAAGATACTAGATGTGAACATGATATAGTCTGTAAAGATAAAGAAGCTATAAAAAATAAGTATTACACTAATTTCTTAATAAACTTTATCAATGAGCATCGTACATACATATCTTCTGCTTTAAATATTTTTACAATCGAAGAGTTAACTAAGATTGCTACAAAATATGTTAAGGACTCAAATGATTTGAGCTATAAATGGGTTCTAAGTGACGAATACTCTGAATATCTAAATGAAATATCAAAAGACGATAAGACTTTACCTATGACTAGAGTTATTCTTCCAGATAATAAAAGGTTCTGGAACGACATTGCAAAAGAAATTGTAAATGAAACATCTGAACCATCTGACTTAAGTTCTTATAGTACAAAGGCATTATTTGATGAACTTATAAAGAGAGGCGGAATAGAAGCTCATTGGCTAAATCCAGAATCATCTTACAGTTTAGATATAAAACTTCCAGATAGCTGTCACGACTCTGTGCATTTTGATGGAAGAGGTCCAGTTTGGATTATATTTAACTATGATTAAAAGGAGACAAGAAATGAATTTTCAATTAATGAATGAAATAGCAACTAACGTTTGTATGGCATTACAACCATATAAAAACTATTTAGAACCATATAAACTAAAGAATATAAAACTGTATCCTATTATAATAGAGGGACTTGACTGTATAGGAAAAGAGACTCTTACAAAACGTATTAGAACAGAATTAGGAATGAAAGGATTTATAGTACAAACTTTAAGTTTTCCTAACTATGAGTCTGATAGTGGTAAAGAAATATTAGCAATATTGCACGGAGAAGATATAAAGAAAAATCCTCCAATGCTAATACAAAAACTTACTACACTTATGGTAAGAAATAGAATGGAAACTCTTGTAGAGTTTGCAAATAAAAATGATGATGACGATAGTAAAGGATATACTGTAGTTTTAATACTTGACAGATTCTTTTTATCTAATCTTGCATACAGCTCTACGCATTATGAAACTCAAGATGATTTATTAGAATTAGTACAAGGAAGTGGATTATATAATCTAGCTAAGTTTGAATCTGATATGTATTTTGATTTCTTTAATAATAATAACAGAGGAATTTCTATAATATGTTCTTATAATGAAAATGATGATGACAAGTTTTATGATAAGAATGTAGTAGAAGCTATAGAAGACTCTCATAGAATACATAAAGAGTTCTTAGATAAAAAAGAAAATAAAGATAGTTATGAAACTATTGAGAAGCAAAAGAAAGTGTCTACTGTGTATGATATAGTAGGAATAGATAAAACTTTTCATAAAGTAGAACATTTCTTAAGATTTAGACCAATAGATACATTGGCTAAAGATACAACTAAAATAATAAAGGCTGTAGCAGACTTAGTAGTATATGATGTAGCTAGTAATAATGAATAAAAAGGAGAGGATTGCTTATGACGAAAAATTATAATATTTACAGATTATTACTTATCGTTACAAATCATTTATTTATGGATGATGGTAGCTATTATAGAGAAGTTAATATGCCGTATATAAAAGCATTAGCACATGTTCAGTGGCGTATGTCGTATTTATCTAATCTGTTGGATAAATGTAACTGTCCACGTATAGCACAAGTTATCAGTGATTTTGAAGATTTGCTTTTAGAAGCAGAGAGTTACTATACTACTCAAATGTATCCCGATATGCGTAAAAGACTTCTTGAAATAGAAAAACAAGTACTTAGAGATACAATGTCTGAAGATATTAAAAGTGCTTATCGTATCGAAGTAGTTCAAGGTAGCGATGTACCACTTAATTCAGATACGTTAAAGTCTCTATTTTCTGTATTTCAAGTTGTGCCAATGCATAATGAAGATACACATTATATATACACTGAATTTGAAGAAGAATATAAAGACTTACTTGATTCAGATAACCAAGTAGTATTACGTGAAGAAGATGTATATAAAATTATTAAAGCAGCAATGCATACAACATTTGATTTAAAGGAGGAAGAATAATGAAAGTATATAATATTGGATATTTATTATCAGGAGTTTGTGTAAGACTTATTAATGAAAAAGAGCTTTTCTTAAAGCATATGACTGACTATGATAGAGAAGTATTTGAAATATGTGCTGATAAGATTACTTGTATGAATATAATACTTGAAGCAAAAGGTTTTAGAAGAACAGCTATGGTGATGAATGACATTACTAAGCTTTTAAGAGGAGTTCGTGACGTAACTAATCCTAGATTATTAGAAGAACTATTGCTTAAAATAGAAAAAGCATTATTAGACAGAGGTATATATGATGATTTAACTTCTGCTATAATAAGAGATATTAAATATGGTAAAGTTAATGAAAATAAAATAGAATATAAATATTTATGGCAAGTAAGAGATTTATTTGAGATAGACTTCAATAATAAAGAGAAAAGATATCGTGAATTAGAAAATGTTATCAGAGATGTTCATGATGTAGATACCAGAGAATATTTATCTAATGACGAATTATCATCATTGCCTGCAGATACAGTTGGAGCAGTGTTATATTCTTACAACTTTATAGATGAAGATATATTAATCAGACTTAAAAATAACTTAATAGAAGATATGTTTCCAGATATAGTTTTATCTGAATAAACGTAATAAAATGCATTCCCCCTCTTCGTTGAGGGGGTTTACATTTTACTACGCCATTATTCATCAGAAGTTACTTTTGAATAGTGGTATTTTATTACGTCTATTATAGTTTCTCTAGTAGCTTTTCTGTGTAGTAAATATAAAACTAATGTCTTGAATTTTATCTTGAATGTCGGATCTTCTATTTTTTTAGTAGCTCCAGCAATAACTTTATCTACTAATTTATTTAGCTTTTCTTCACTTTCAAGGTCTTCTTCAGAGACTTTGTAATGTTCCCACGCATATTTAACTTGAGAACCTAATAACTTGTGTAGACTTTTACTTGGTTTGATGAACGTCATATAGATACCGATTACCACAGCTATAAGTATAACTATATATACCCAATAGCTAGATAAAGCGTTAACTATAGCAGCATATCCACTTTCACCAAAAATGTCTTTCAAGTTTTCTTTTACGAATTCCATGATCGCATTCCTCCTTTTCTATAAAAGATGTAATATAATATATTTGTCGGAAGAGCAAAAAAAAAAGAATGCTAGATTGTTATTCTAGAAATTCTTTTTTTTTAGATACTAGAAGATATTTTCACTAAATATCTTTCTAATATCTCTTCTAAATTCATTCATATAATTAGAATACATATCAATTTTATCATCAAGAGCTTTATATGCTAAATCGTACTTAGCTCCA